CCCACCCCGCCACAGCTAAACAATCTCATCGCAGCAAAATATTCTCATCGCAGCAAAGATAGCGGGGGGCCCGGCACAACGCTGTGCTGCGTCGCAAGGTTTCTCACAGCAGAACACCTTTCTCACGGCAAAACGTATTGCTCAGAGCAATTCTCATTTGCTGCAGCAAAGCCCATTCACCCCGCAAACCCCGCAAAATATTGCGAGCAGTTTTTTAAGACTTGCTCAGGTCTCACGCAGTCAGCTCGGATATCCCCAACCGAGCGTTTAGCTTACGGCAGGGATTTGTCGATTGCTGGTTGTCTGTAGTCTTTCAGTTGTAAAGACATTACGGCGTTCATATGATTGAGCTGGGTTTCAAGGACTATAATATCCTCAACCTTTTGCTCTAATCTCTTGACAAGGTGACCCACCCCCAGAGCGTGGTCAGCAGTGTCAGCGATTGCCTCAGTTATACGGCGTGTTTCAGCTTTGAGTTTTCTCAGAGCCATAGTCACCTTTAGCCATTGCCAAAGGTCGTAGCTTGCTTCGATTTTATCCATTTGTCTTTGTGGCATAAATGTATACAGCAGGTCACTCCTCTGTGGGTCATTGTGATTTACTGCTGTGCCCCACTCCCGCTAAGTCTGTTTAACCCCCACTTAGCGGGCTAGGGTCTTCTGCGTATATTATCGGGGATACGTTCCTAAGTTTACTCTTGTAACAGAGCGACTAAATCGGCCTTTTCTTCAGCAGTTAAACTTTTAGCATCGTTTTTCAACTTTGCCTTGAGCTTTTCTACTTGAGTCAAAGGACCCATAGCTTTTGATAACCGGATTCTCCAGCAGCTAAAGAAGTCTCTAGCTATCTGTGCCTCGGCGCTTTTAGTCTTGGACTCGGCAAGGCGAGCTAACTCAAAGAGAGTTTTGCCACCTTGGACTCGTAGACCACGCTTTGACGGGTTATCAACCCCTAGGGCTCGCATTACGGCGGGCCAATCGTCGTTCAGTATACGTAAGTAGGCATACTTAGGTCCGTCTTCTGTAGAAGACATATTTGCGTATGTTCTTAAGTTACTTGCGATGTTCACTTAAGAAGTAATAATTAGAAGGTTTGGTCATATATATAATTTATGCCGTAGCAATTCACTAATAAAATGGCGTTTTGTCGACGATAGAACATACAAAATCACTGTATACCCCCCGTGTAAAAAAATAGTGCCACTATGCACATATATTCATCCACCCCCTTAAACAAATCGGGGTAAATTTTGAACCTAAAAAAAATCGGGGACATATTTTGAGCCCAGTCCCCTTGGGCTTAATGAAAGAAAGAAACTATTTAGTTTCGTCTAGGGCAGATTTGATTTTGCCTTTGACTAAACCTTTTAGTTCATCGTCTTTTTCATCCCAAGCTGTTAGAACAACATTCCTTAGAAGGTCGTCTTTGACTTGAGTCTTGAGTGTTTCATCAAGTTTTTCGTAGGCCTTTTGTTGGGCCTTTGTTAGATTTTCTTCCAACAGTGCTTCGATTTGAGCATCGTACTGTTTAAGGTACTTGTTCAAAACTGGCATTAGTGCGGCTTTTACAGCTGGGTTCGTATAACATACGAAAGCAACTAAAGCTGCGACTGCTGCCAATAGTGCGAGGACCATTGGTTCTTCTAACAAACCTGTTTCCTCAACGACACTAAGAATATCTGCGGTACTGTTACCGGCAGTTTCATTAGTTGCAGTTGAGTTATTGTCTGCTGTTGTATTATTCATTTTTCTACCTCGAGGTGGGTGCCATTGTGGTCACCCGTTAATAATTACTTTTTCTTGCTATATATACCTTTTGGTTTACAGGGCTTTTTATAAAAGGCACACCATTTACAGAGGGTTTGTGGCACCATTTCATACTGCTCAACGTCGTCCCCCCTTTTTTTAATTTCGTTGTGTATGCCTTTGATAAGCTCCCGCGCTTCTCGAAGGTTTTCATCATTGATTGCTACGAACATTATGTCGTCATATCGTAACCAGTCGATACCTGCAAACTTTGGTACAACGCCGGTTTCTTCATAATACATCAGTGCGTATATGATAAGCTGGCGGTAATATTCTTCGGGGAGCCAATGTCCGTACCTTTTACTAGTTTTGTAGTCTACAATCGAGATATTATCTTCGAAATCTTTTGCGACTACATCTACAATACCGCGAATAGACAATTCTTTGTTATGTATACGCATTTCAGCAAAGTGTGGACGGAGTTGTTTCAACGCCATATCCTTTGTCCTAGCGACTTTCCAGTCAACTAGTTCATACAGTTTCTTTTCGATACGGTGACAAAAGTTTACAAGTAAATCAATTGTTTCCCTTTCCATTACATCTGCGTCAATCTTTGGGTCTTGAAATAACCAAGGCATTTTTTCTTTACGTGCTTCCCATTGTTGGCGAAATTCTAGGATAGCCCATTCTTGGGGCTCCCCGTTTCTCCACTGACTTGGATATTTGTATTCTACATCGAATATTCGTTCAAGTATATCGTGTACAATGGTACCCCGAAAAAGGTGTAACGTTAACTTGTCAGGTAGTTTCTCGATATACCTATGGTAAAAATTTCGGGGGCACTGAAGGAAGGTGTTAATTTTCGAAGGCGATAACGGTAGGTTACTCGGACTCCAATCATCAACCTCAACTTCAGTATTTTGGTCACCGATATTTACGGTGAAAGATGCGCTATTATGTGCGAATTCTTTTTCTGTCATATTTGTTTGAGGCATCAGAGCTATATAAAGTTATCTAAACATATGTATAGCCAGCAATTGTTTATAGCATCTATGCTATATAGTATATGTATAATAGAGCTATAGTTTATTATTGACAAAGTCTTTATATATCTTCTTGAGCAAATAAATTGTATGGGTCAAAATGATTATGGTGCAATTAATGTTATTTCCGACGAAGAAAGGGAGGCTTTAGGTTTGAGTGGCCCTTCTAGACCTGACGAAGAGGAAGGTGTATTCGAACAGATTGGTAAAACAGCTGATAAAATCGGGGAGACAAAACTAGGCCAAAAGATAGGTTCAATACTTACTGTGTTTATACTCGCGATGTTTGGTAGTGGTAATGTTGACCTTGGTCAGTTTAGTGATATATGGGGTGACGAGGATGAACCGGCAATAAAGGGAGGATGCACAGACCCTACTGCAATAAATTACAAAGCTGATGCAGACTTTGACAACGGCAGTTGTGTATTTCCCCCGCCAGTTATCTACGGATGTACTAATCCGGAAGCCGACAACTATAACTCGGCGGCTACCCACGACAATGGACGATGTCAGTTTTTAGGTGGACCAGTTGATAACGGAACCCACAATGAAACACAAACGAATGAGACTGTTTACGGATGTATGGATTTCGACGCATTGAACTATAATGACCGTGCAGAAGAGGATGACGGGTCTTGTGAATACGAGGAGTACGATTGTACACCTAACTCAACTTATTTTTATGATGGATTAGAATACGGAAACTATTCTAGAGAATATAACACTTTGAATATTACTGTGGATATTGATACAGACTGTGACCAAGAGGCACTGCCCGTGATGGTAGGGTATGACGTAGGACATATCAAAGTGGTAGACAACGAAACCGTGTGGAACGGTTATATGTGGAACGATTACTTTTTCAATGTCACAGGTTGGGAAGGTAATGAGTACAATCTTACATCCGGCCCAGAATGGTTTACTGAACCATACACTGGGTGGTATATGATGTATGTCAATTTGTATGCAGACTGGGGAAGAAACGGTACTTACGAATATGTAGATTATTTCTTAATAAATAATATTGTATTGGAGGAGGAATGACGTGGTTAGTGATACTAGAGATGTTAGCTGTGATAATGGCTACAATATCTATTATATTTGCAGTAATGATGCTTTTAACATTTTTACTAAAGTTGATACCAAGAAAATCACAACAAAAAGTAAAAGAAGTGAAGGAGATTAAAGAACAGCCAAAAAGGAGGACTAAAAAGATGAGTAAAGATACAGCAAGCGAGGGGATAACGTTTAACGACATATTTATGTTTATGATAGCAGTGCCTTTGGTTTTACTCTGGGTTGGTTTTGCAGGTTTCGTTATACACAGCGGTTTGCAAGACGATTCTGTTCTTGAGCAAATTGAAGGGTATACAACTTTGATAGCTATATTAGGTGGGCCAGCCCTTCTAATTATCAAAGACGCCTTAGATGTTTGGAAACAAGAACAAGCAGAGAAAACCGCATTTTACAAAATGAAAGCACAGTCAGTTATAGATTATAATGCAAAAGCCCAAGAGCAAGCACAAATGATTGAAGCTAAAGACCAAGAGCAAGAACATAAAATGCAAATGAAGAAATGACCGAAACATTTATATGTTACAATCGCATAATTAAAAATGGTGACTAATATGGTCAAATGTGAATATACTATGTGCGGAGTTGATACTCCGTTAGAAGACTTAAATCGCGTACATCACTGGCCTTGCTGCGCAAGAGAGATTACAGACCCAGTTTTACACAGTAAGATAGCTGCTAATCTAGAATCCAAAGCAAAACCAGTTGTAGAAGAAAAACCAAAGCCAAAAGCAAAAGCACCAGCTAAGAAAAAGGCTGCAAAAAAGGAGAAGAGTAAAAAATGAACGATTTCGAAATGGAAGAGTTAAGCAAGCAAGTCAAAGGACTTCACGAATTATTAGAAGTCTTGATGGCTAACTGTTTAGAAGATGAAGTTGATTTAGATGGCGCCAAAGAAGAAGAGTAAATCTAGAGTCAACGAGGCAGGTAACTATACTATGCCTAGTATGAGAAGAAGATTATTCTTACGAATCAAAGCTGGTAGTAAAGGTGGAGCACCCGGGCAATGGTCTGCTCGAAAAGCTCAAATGTTAGCTAAACAATATAAATCAAAAGGTGGAGGATACAAATAATGCCACACACACCAAACCACAGATATAAGATGTCAGGTAAAAAGGTTAAAGTTGATAAAAACGGTAAAGAGTTAACGCCTAGACAAAAGAAAATAGCAAGTCTAGCACCACCTCGCAATAAAATAACCGGGGCTGATTTTAGAGCTTTGAGAAAAAGGAGAAAGTGATGTCTTCTCGTATGAAAAAATCACAAAAGTCACTAAAAAAGTGGACAGACGAAGATTGGGGTTATGTTACTAAAGGTGACGGAAAGAAACCTAAATCTAAACGAGGTCGATATTTACCAAAAAGAGTTAGGTCAGGATTAACAAAAAGCCAGAAGGCAGCTACTAATCGTAAGAAACGTAAAGCTGGAGGAGTAGGTAGCCGGGCTAAATATTCTAAGAAAATTAGAAAAGCAGTAAGGGGGTCGAGATAATGGTATACAAAAAGAAACCGATGAAAAAGAAAATGCCTAGGAAGAAATCCGCAAGGAGATATTAGTATGGTAGCAAAGAAAGTCAAGGGTGTTGACGTTTCTAAATTAACAAAGAGACAACAAGACACACTAAAGAAACATTCAGTGCATCACACTAAGAAACATATGCAATTTATGGTAAACTCTATGAAAAGAGGTACTACGTTCACAAAGGCCCATAAAAACGCAATGAAAAAAGTAGGTAAATAATGCCAGCAAAAAAAGACCCTAAATTAACTAGAGCAGGAGTATCAGGTTACAATAAACCTAAAAGAACTCCTAATCATCCTAAAAAATCACACGTTGTGGTTGCTAAAGAAGGAACTAAAACTAAACTTATTAGATTTGGACAACAAGGAGTCCGAACAGCAGGCAAACCTAAGAAAGGTGAGTCTGCAAGACAAAAGGCAAGACGTAAATCATTCAAAGCACGTCACGCTAAAAATATAAAGAAAGGAAAAATGAGTGCAGCGTATTGGGCTAATAGAGTGAAATGGTAGAAGAATCAGTTCGAGAGTACGAAAGTAGACTCAGACAACGTGTTGGTGAAGGAGAATATGAACGTCATAAAGAACTTGTTATACTTCTGGCACGAAATCTTGCTATTGAAGACTTGCTTTGGCAAGAAATTCTTATATCTATTCGGGATGTTGACGCTCGAACAGAGTTATTGCGACAACGCAACACAATTGTTAAGGATATTCATACTGAGTTCCGCGCTCTTAATATTGAAATACCTACATTGGTAGAACAAAAGACCGAAAATTTTATGAACTTCCTAGGAGATTTAGAAGAAGATGATACCAGTAAAGAACCAGAAAGAAATGAAAGCAGCTCTGACGGGTCAGAATAGATTTGACTCGCAAAATTTAGAGAAGTTTTTCGAAGAAATACGCAAACATCCTAAGAAAATGGAAAAGTTAGTGCGAACTTTCTGTGAAACGTACCTTTTAGATGCAAAACAACGTCCTTTACGTGTTAGACCACTACAAATGAAGATTATTGTACAATCTTTGACATATCCTGATGGAAATTCTGAAAAACACCGTAAATTAGCTATATTAGCCCCAAGAGGTAGTGGTAAATCGTGGGCATTGTCAATTGCAGTCGTTATTTTTATGTTTTTTAAGAGATTCAGAGACCTTGTGTTCGTTTTAGCTCCCACAGAGGACCAAGCCGCCCTGATTTTCAATTATGTGTACAGACATTTTAAAGATAATACATTTTTAGATTCCTTAGTAGATAATTATAAACTACATAACAAACCGCATATCAAAATGCGAGGCGGTACTATCTTGCGTCGGGCGCCGGTGGCGCCCTCCAATCAGGGACAATCTATTCGTGGGCAGCACCCAACACTTTTAATAGTTGACGAGTCACCTTTAATATCAGATGAGTTGTTCATCGATAATGTAGAGCCAGCGATAGTCGCAAACAAAGCACCGTTTATCAATCTCGGTACTCCTAAAAGTAAGGAGAATCATATGTATCGATATTTATTTGATGAGGGGTATGCAGATACTTTCAGTCGTTTGCACTTTACTTGGAAAGATGCCATCATAAAAGGGGAAGCTTACAGTCCACCATATGATGAAGAAGATATGTTGAATAAAATGTTAGAATGGGGAGAGGACTCCCTGCACTGGAAAACAGAATACGAATGTGAATTTGTGGAGAGTATATCTAATGTATTTACACCAACCGGACTACGAGAGTGTTTTGATGACTACCAACTACTTACCCCCGAAAACGCTGACGAATCAGGAGAGACAGGTACAAATAATACTGTGGCTGTTGACATTGGGAAATCTGTTAATTCTACTGTTATTAGTGTATGGAGGACTGAAAAAGGACCTGACAACAATATTGCACGATTATTATATTTGGAAGAAATCGGACCTAAGTCAGGGGGGCACGATATACCTTATCAAAGAAGTCGTATTATGGACGTCGCTGTTGATTTTAATGCGGCTCGCGTTATTATCGATGCTACAGGTATTGGAGGTGCTGTCGAACAAGAAATAAGAATGGCTTGTATACCATTGAGTATACATTTCATACCGTTCGTATTTACTGGAGGAGCTAAAGGCAGTAAAACATATGCTTACAGGGATTTTGTATCTTTTGTTCAGCAGGGTCTTATCAAGGTACCTGACATCGAAAGACAAGAAGGAACCGCCAAAAAACTAATGTGGAAGTGGTATCGTGAACACGTAGACTTAGAATACGTTATGGATGCCTCTCAGAAAACAGAGAAAATATCTGCACCATCAAACAAACACGATGATTATTGTGATAGTAGTGTATTAGGTGTACACGCAGCTTTATCTATGTTACCAGCAGACAGTATGTTAGGTACAATCAATGTTAGAAAGCGTGGTACAAGAAAACCAGTAAGTAGATACGGCGGAGGCGGTATAACTACTAGCGGAAGACGTCGTTCAGCTCCAAAAAAGCGATTTATGCGTGGTATTTGAACAAAATTTTATATACTAGCGAAACTTTATATATTGTGATAGCAAATGGGTCTAGCCGACAGGATACGCCGCGTTTTTGCTACGGTGGGTTCTAATCCTAACACTCCAAAGGATGAACCACGTGGTTTTGGCGCAGGTGTAATAAGAAGGTTGAAACTTACCAATAATTATGGTAACAGGAATTATGAGCAGCACATAGGTGACAATAGAACCTATATGAATGTTTATTTATCAGACCCGATTGTACGTTCTTTGATTGACCTCCCTTGTTTATATGCAGTAAAGGATGGTTTTGATATTGTTACTGAAGACGAAAAACTAAGAGAAGAAGTAACAAAGATGTTTGTTGATATCAATATTGATATGACAATCTACGGTTGGCTACGCAACGCTCGAATCTTTGGTTCAGGTTATTTAGAATGGACTGGAGACAACCTAGTTCTACGCTCTTCACAAAATATGTACGTGAAGAGAAACGAACACGGCCAATTAATGTATTATTATCAGAATATAGGAAACGACGCAGAAGACGTTCGTTTTGACCCTGATGAAATTGTAGAACTACAAAACAATCCTTTTGATGATTACGCTTATGGTTTATCTGATATACATACTATTTTATACTTAGTAGACCTAAAAGATTATGCAGAGCGAGACATTGGAGCAGCTCTGAATAAATATGCGGTATCACGTTTCGACATTTCCTGTGGGTTGCCTGATATGCCCTATGGCCCTGATAAGATTAACGAAATTGTTGATGCATTTAATTCTTTAGAACCCGGTGAAGATATAATTCACGGTAATGATATACAAATAAAAGAAATAGAAGGTACAAATAGAGCCTTTGAATATGGTAAGTATACAGATGATATACTAGATAAAATACATATAGCTCTTAAAGTACCAAGAACTATGTTTACACAACCGGAGCAAGCTCGCCCGGTTTTTGAACCTTACGTTAAATATTTACAAAAAGCAGTAGAGTCTGCTATTAATTCACAACTAATGCCACAGTTTGGAGACGATGTTAAATTTGCTTTCAGACACTTGAATGTAGATGATGCATTCACAAAGGCAAAAACCGATATGATATATCTATCAGAAGGTGTCTTGGCACCTAGTGAAGTTAGAAAGGAGAGAGGTTTAGATGCTGAAGGAGTAGTAGAAAAACAACCAACTGCCGCTGAAGTAAATATTTCTGGTGGAAAAGACCAAGACAAAATAGAAGAGTCTCAAAGAACAGAACAGAGATTATCTAAAAACCAGACAGGGAAACGCACTGAAGAAGAGGTTGTGGAGGTAGTAGCGTGAATGCTTACGAAAAATGTGTAATAGGATTAAAACCACGCCTTAACAAAAAAGGTGTAGAGAATGCAGAGATTGTAGCTCAGAATATGTGCTCTATGTGGGCAGATAACAATGGCGAAGAAAAGGAATTCGGTGTTTCTAAATCAGATGAGACCCAAAAAACATTTGCTATGAATTTTGAATTTGATAAAGAAGCACTTAGTGTATCTAAAAAGGATACTGAAGATATGTGGGAATTCCCAGTTCGTGCTTTAACTTCTGGTCGTCACGATTATGAAGTTGAAGGAGAAGAACAAACTGTGTTTATAGAACCTAGTATACTTAAAGAAAGCTTGGAGAAGTTCAATGAACTACCAATATATTATACTCATCAAAGGACTCCTGAGGATTTACTTGGGAAGGCTATTAACCCTGAGATTGAAGAGATGGAAGACGGCAAGGTAGCAATATCTATGTTGGCTCAGATTTATGAACCAACAGCCAGAATGAAAGAAGTGATACAGAAAGTGGAAGACGGGGATATTACTAACGTCAGTGTCGATTGGTTTTCAAAAGACGTTGATGTTATGGGCGATTCGTACGCGACAAATATCCGACCCGTAGAAGTCTCGTTTATAGACAACGAGATAGCAACGCCCGTCTGTGGGGAATGTACGATTGACACGGAATGTGCAACACACGTATCAGAAAAAGAATTTGCAACCAAAGATGATTGTGGTTGTGGAGGGCACGACGAGAATTCGTGTGGTTGTGACCACGACGGTGAAGACAAAGAGGTCGATAATATGAGTGAGGAAGTTGTAAAAACAGAATCTGAAAAGATAACAGAGAGAGAGTTTGCTTCAGTTAAGAAACAACTGGAAGATTTGACATCCAACCACTCCGAATTGGAGCAGAAGTACAATGATGCTTTGAATTCTATCGAAGAGTTTAAGACCGCAGAAGAAACCAGAAAGGCAGAGGAAGCTAAAAAGTTAAAAACAGCTTTAGTTAACAATGTCGTAAGTAAGGAAGTTCTTTTCGGAAAACTCAAAGAAGAATCCAAAGATGCCCGTACTGAAGAACTATTCGGTTGGGAAGACAACAAATTAACAGGTTTCTTTGAAGCATTAGAATCAATGCCTGAACCTGCCGAAACAGAAAAAACCTTCGGTAAGGGAATCGCAAAGGATTCAGAAGAAAAGGCTGTAGAAGCCGAACCTGAAGTAGAGAGAATGTTCTCTATGATAGACGGAAAAATCCGTTTGAACAGGAAATAAATATAGGAAGTAATAAATATGGCAACAGAAATATTAGTAAATGATGGTGGAGCACCAGCACGAATATTACCATTTTTAATCCACGCTACTGTAGCAGCAGGAGACCCCCTACAGATACACTCTAACGGGAAAGTCAAACCAGCAGCAACCAGTGGAGCAGCCTGTGTTGGAGTAGCTTTAACAGCTGCATCAGGCTTGGATAATATGTGTAACGTGATAACTGGACACGGAGTCGTCGCTAACGTAAACGGACAAGGAAGCATTGTCGCAGGTTCTATCCTGTCAGCAGATGCAACTGGTAAGTTCGGTATTGCAGCAAGCGCCGACCAGAAAGAAGCTATTGCACTTGAGGCAATCAGCGGAGGAGTAGTGAAGGTCGTCCTTCTCTAAAGAGGTGAATAAATATGGTAACAACACAAGATGGAATACTAACATCCAATAACACTGGTTCATTCACTGCAACAACTGGAGGAACCGGAGAGAGAGTTCTAGTAGATTACAAAGACGCTTTGCAAGACTACAAAGTAACTGACCTTCCAGCACTTCAGATGTTTACAGAAACAATGACCACTGATACTGGTGGAGATATAGATTTAACATTCGCAATGCCTTCTATGAACTTAGAAAGAATTGATGAAGGAAGCACCCCTCAATACCAACACACAAAGATGCGCTCCGAGAGAGTAGCAGTCAGAGAGTGGGGTATTGCAGTAGGTGTAACCCGCAGAATGATAGAAGATTCAAGATTCAACGAAGTTGAACTTGCACTAAACGAAGCACGAAGAGCAGTTGACAGACATATGTCTAAACACGTTATCTACGCATTGTTCGGTATTGGAGATGCAGACCTACAAACAGGTATCAGCAACGTAAGTATCGACAAACAAGATGCAGAAGTTGGCGCTAGTGGAATCAACGATTTCACAGTCAATCTCTACGGTGGTTTCATTGGTAGTGGTACAGCAGCTCAAGCAGCAGCTGGAGATGGACGCTACGTCGACTACGGTTTAACCGCAGCAGCAGACTTAGCCCGAACTCACTACAGAGAAGCAGCCACAAACGGAACTGTTACACTAAGTGACTTGACCACAGCTATCGAGTTAATCGGACAACACGGTTACAACGCAGATACTGTAGTTATTTCACCAAAGCACTACAAAACTCTATTAGACTTAGCAGACTTTACTGCAGCAGTCGGAGCAGCTAACGCAGCTATCAGAGGAGGAACAGATGCTTTGGGTGGTATCAGAGACACCGCATCCAGTGGATTAGTTGGTTCATTGTTTGGATTGAACATTTATGTCAATGCATACATCCCACCAACAGCTTATGGTGTGTTTGATATGTCAGCAAAACCAATGGCTTACGTCGAAAGACGTCCAATGACTGTCGAGGAAGCAAACCCCGGTTTCGGAATCGTCGGTTCATATATGTCAATGAGATATGGATTGAAAGTTACAAAACCAGAAACTGGTGTAATTTTCTACGATTAGATATCTAGATAATCAACTCTTCGGAGTAGGTTCACAGTTGGGGGTCTGTATAAAAACCCCCACAATCTTTTTTAACCTACTTAGCGTAGGTATATTATAATGCCACTATCACGAAAAATACTACCACACGGTAAAGCAAAAATACAGTCAGGAGTCTCAGGAGGCTCTAATGTAACTAGTTTAAATTTAGATGGCACAACTTTACAATTAAATCAATCTAACAGTCAACCACAAAGGACTGTAAATTTAAACAGTCTTTCTGGTACACCCGCAGGTAATGATACAGAACTGCAATTTAACAACAATGGTTCATTTGGCGGAACAGATGACTTAAAGTGGGATGGTAGTAAACTAAAACTTGGAGATTCTGCTGATACTGGTAATTATTTCGAAGTTCAAGGTAGTGATTCTGAAAATACCTATGATGTCTTGGTTGGAAGAAGAAGATTCCCTAGAATATCTTTAAACGACAGAGGCTCCTACACTATGCAGATATGGGCACTTGGTAGCGAATTAAGGTTCGGTACGAGCGCAGGTAGTAACACTACAGCTGCTTTTGTAGTAAGGAGTGGTAGTGTTGGGTCCGTAGCGACAGCTGGTGCATATACATATGGTGTCTTCAACGTAGGTACGTCTGATAGTATCAACTCTAGTAAGGTAACAATAGTAGATACTGCGAAACCACTAACGCTAGCTTATGATGGTAGTAATTATGCATCTTTAAAAGTAAGTAGTGGAGGTGTGTTAACAGTAGCTACTAATATGGCTAATGCAGGGGTAGCAGATAGATTTTTGTTTGATGGTAATCATTTTAGAGGAACTGATACTAACGCTCCTTCGATGCGTAACGAAACGCCTTCAGATACTAACCCCGTTTTTACTTTTAATAATGACGTTGATACAGGGATGGGTAGAGCTGCAGCTGATACTTTATCTTTTATTGCAGCAGGAGCTGAACAATTACGTATAGCAGATAATGTAATTACACTTGGTGATGGTGTGGTTTTAGCACCCCACGCAAGTGACAACTTTACAATTGACTCTCCAAATGGTATAATATTAGATGGTACATCAGCAGCTAATGGTGTACAGTATCACGACGGCGGCCTTGAGATAATGAGAATTTCTAACTCAAGTAGTAATCCAGTTATCAGAACTATGGTAGATGCTAAGGATATGATTTTCCAACAGTTCGATGGTACTGAAATTGTAAGATTCAAAGATAATTTAGACGTTGAAGTTGCTGGTAATTTAAAAATAACTCCAGATAATAAACTATACTTAGGAGATGACGAGTTTATAGATGTTAACACTTCTTCTTCACCAAACAGGATGGATTTTCATATAGCAAATCTTCCTCGATTACACTTAGATTCGGGTACATTATTTTCGGGACAATCTGGAGGCCCTTCGATGGACTTGACTCCAAGTTCTGGTATTGCAAATTATGGGTTCGTGGGTGACACTGACACCGGTATGTCTAGAACGGGTGCAGATACACTTGTATTGATGACAGGTGGTACAAACGCAATCACAATAGATAGTAGTCAGAATGTTGTAATACCAGCTAATTTGACGGTACAAGGAACAACAACTACAATCGACAGTACAACCCTCAGTGTTAAAGACAAGAACATTGAGATGGGTGTAGTTAGTAGTCCTACAGATGTAACGGCTGATGGTGGAGGTATCACATTAAAAGGAACTACCGATAAAACATTTAACTGGGTAGATTCTACAGACAGTTGGACTGCATCAGAACATATTGAACTTGCATCTGGTAAATCATTTAGGATTAACGGTAACAACGTTTTGAATCAAACAACTTTAGGTTCTACAGTTGTAGGTTCTTCATTAACAAGTGTTGGAACATTAACCGCTTTGACGGGAGGCACAGGAGACTTAAACTGGGATAGTAATACTCTATTTGTAGACTCTTCTGAAAACAGAGTAGGTATAGGTACAAATTCACCAGATGTATTATTTGATGTTAGTGGGTCAGCGGTCATACAGAGCCTTCGTATTAATGCTAATGACGGTGACAGGATGCGATTGTTTAGAAGAGCTGATAATGAAATGGTGATTGCTTCTGAGTCAGCATCACTATATTTAAATTCTGCATTTAATGGTATTTATTTTGAAGGAGACTCAAGTGCCGTAAAAATGCGTTTGACTGGTGATGGTAACTTAGGTATAGGCACAACTGGACCTGATAAACGACTTCATATACACGGTGCAACAGACACAGCTTTCAAAATGAGCAATGCAGGTACTGGAGAAGGTGGTTCTGATGGTTTTGAAATACTTCAATCAAATACTGGAGAAATAGTACTTAAAAATAGAGAAAGTGCTGCTTTAAAATTTGACACAGCCGGTACTAATGCAATGACGATAGATAGTAGTCAAGTTACTACTTTTATTAACACCCCAGTTGTTGGAACAATGACTTCAAGTGATAACAGCACTAAAGCAGCTTCTACAGCTTTTGTTAAAGCTCAATCATACGGAACAGGAACCATTGGTGGTACAGCTACCTCAGGTCGGATTCCTTTTGGTGATGGAAATAACTCAATAACAAGTGATGCTAATCTAACTTATAATGGAAGTAGTTTTGAAGTGTTAGTCACATCATCTATAGGACACGGTGGTACTAAAAGAACTAAATTTCAACATAACAACGAAGTTAATTATTATAGTGATGGTTCAGAAACTTCTGGTACAGTTTACTATCAATATAGAGGTGGAGATTTTAATATAGCTCGAAATGCTATACACGTTAAAGCTTATAATGACGGCTCTCGTCCGAGATATGTAGGTATAGGCACAACTTCACCTGAAAGAAAATTACACATAATGACAGCTAGTGCCGGTAGTCCGGGTTACAGTACTTATGCTAATATGATATTAGAATCTGATGACCATAGTTATTTTCAATTTTCTTCTCCATCTAACAAAGTACAAGGTATAAACTTTGGAGATGGAAACGATAATGCAGGTGCTATTTATTATGACCACGCATCTGATTATATGAGATTTTTTGCAGGTGCTTCAGAAAGAATGCGTATAGATTCTGCTGGTAAAGTAGGTATAGGCACAACTTCACCAAACAGTAAAATGACAGTTCAAGGTGACCTTGACATTCCACGCGGTTCTAGATTTAGAGCAGGTTCTACTGACAGTAATCAAGGTATAGATATTTATCACAACAACGATGGTAGTTCATCATTTAATGGTAATGTCGTATTCGAAGGTAGGTCTTCTGGTGGAGATGTCGTTTTCCGTAATTTAGACCACGGGCAAGATTATAAATTTTACGCAGAGAACGATTCTGGTACAGAACAGTTAATAATGAAGATTGACGGTACTGAAGCAGCTGTGGGTATAGGAGAAGGAAGTACTGGATTAACTACAGCTAATGGTGCGTATTTACACGTTACTGGTTCTTCAAACTTACTTGCTAATTTCTTATCATCAGATGGTATAGGAGAAATACGAGTAGGAGATAGTTCAAAGTATACTAGATTATTAACAGCTGGTAATCAATTTAAGATAATGCCTTTTGATGGTGTTGAGTTGATGGTACTTGATGGTAGTACAGAAAAGGTTGGTATAGGTACAAATGCACCCGGTGAAAAGCTAGATGTGAGAGGTAAAATATTAGTAGACCAGTATTTAAGATTACAAAGAAACACAAGCACCAACGGATTAAATTTAACTGATAGTGGAGGTAACGCAGTCCCTGTGCACACTAGAGCAGGATTCTTTGGTGATAGTTATTCAATGACTCCAGATATTGGTGAGGTTATATTATATAGTTCAACCACTGGTTCTTCAACTGCTACAGCTGGTATGGTTACATTCGCAAGTAGAAATGATGCTGGAACTCATATACCTTATGCTGAAATAGAAGGTATAGCATTCGATGATACTGCTAGTGGCGAAGATGGTCATATAGTATTTAGAGTAGAAAAAGCTAGCACTATGACTGAACAGATGAGGTTAACAGAAACTGGATTAGGTATAGGCACAACTTCACCTGCTTATGAATTAGATGTTAGCTCTGGACATATGAACGCTGCAAGACTCTATCTAAATGACGCTAACAATTACATAATGGGTGACTCTGAAACTATGTATCTTAGAGCTCACAATGATATGTATTTCAATATAGATACACCAAATGATTCTACAACTAGACATTTCATATGGAGAGCCAATACTTCTTCTGAAAAAATGAGATTAGGAGAAGATGGTATACTTGAAGTAAAATCTGGAGGTAAAGTAGGTATAGGTACAGCTGCACCTAATGTTGAATTAGATGTAGCTGGTGATGCAAGAATAAGAGGTTCCAATAAACTATACTTTGGAGATACAGATACTACAGAATATATATCTACTAACGGAACTGACGATTTAAGAATACACGCTTCAGACACTGTTTTATTTGATGGTGATGGTAAGAGTATATTTAGAACTCCTTATTTAGCTTTAGAAACTAGTGCAGCATCTGAAAAGATGAGATTCGATATAGATAATGGAAGATTTGGTATAGGCACAAATTCACCTTCTACTAAATTAGATATCATAAGCACAACGGAACAAGTAAGGTTTGGTTATGACAGTAGTAATTACTTATCGTTTAATGTAGACAGTACTGGTAATACTGTAATACAAGCTAAAACAGGTAACTTAGAATTAAAAACTGATACATCATCTCACGACGTTAGAGTTGATTCAAAAGGTAAATTTAGAGTAGATTTGGGAGATTCTAATGGTGGGCACTATGCACGTATAAGAGGTACTAGTAACACCCCAGTATTGATGGCTAAGTCTAATGGTTTAGTAGGTATAGCTACAGAGTCACCCAATGAAACATTAACAGTTGAAGGAGTGTTATCTTTAGATGAAACTTCTGCTCCATCAGCTACTTCTGGTTATGGTAAAATATACGTTAAGTCTTCAGACAGTAAACTATACTTTATGAATGATTCTGGAACTGAGACAGATTTAACAGCAGGAGGAGGAAGCAGTGTCAGTTTTGGTAGTGACAATCAAATACCATTTACTAATTCAGGGGGCGATGACTTCGATTATTCTGCTAATTTAACATTTGATGGAAGTACTCTTATCACTGACGCTGATATTCGAATATTAGATGGTGAAAAATTATTACTTGGTACTGACAGTAATTTTCAAATTTATGGTAGTGCCGGTTCTACAAAATACATAACTACACTTTCAGAACAATTATTAATATGGAATCAAGATTCTTCTAGTGCACCAATCAAATTACAAGCTACAGATACATCTAACGGTATTCAATTTAATATTGCAGGAACTGAAAAAGGTAGATTTACATCTACAGGTTTAGGTATAGGTACAACTGCACCTTCTTACAAATTAGATGTTAATGGGGACGCAAATGTTTCAAGTGTTCTATACTTAGGTGATTCCGATACTAAATTATATAGAAGTTCTAATGATTTATATATAAGAGCTACTTCTGATATACTTTTAAATGACACAGGTGGTAATGTAGGTGTAGGAATAGACCCTACTTCTAAATTACACGTCAAAGGTGAATTAGATATTCAAAGTGGTAATCAAACTATTCTTATGGGAGCTGGTAATAGTTCAACATCTAGAAATGATAATGCTCTAAAACTAGCTAGAGTTGGATTAGCACATTATGAGAATGATGAAGCAGCAGCAGCTATGATATATGCATCTTCAGATGGAACTGATAATGCAGTAGCTATCGGTGGTGGAACATCTGGTATGAATGCAGCCACTAAATTACAATTTTTTACAGCTGCTAATGATACAACTACTGAAGGCACAGAAAGAATGCGTATAGATTCAGCTGGTAAAGTAGGTATAGGTACATCTGCACCTAACAATACTTTAGAAGTAGCTGGGGTTATTCGTGGTACCAATTATATATGGCAAAAACAAGATGGTTCACCCGGAATATTGGTTGGGAATGGTGGTAATGCTGACATTTACTATGATGGTACTGATATGCATATTAATTCCCAAAGAGGCGGTTCTGGTGATTTATTAATTAATACTGGTGGTGGTAATGTAGGTATAGGCACAAATTCACCTGCTGATAAATTAAATATAAACACCGGAGTAGGAACATTCGATTTTAGAGATTATAATATGACTTATAGTACCTCTTTAGGTATTAGAGCAGAAGCTGGATACTTAGGATTGGTTACAGAAGCAGCTGATGATGTATTTATTTCTACTAGCGGATTTGCTAATAAAAGATTAGTTGTAAAATCAGATGGTGATATAGGTATAGGCACAACTTCACCTTCTACTAAATTAAATATTGTTGGAACTGGATATGGAGGTAATACCACTGGTTCTGCACTATTTCAACTATATGGTACAGATACTGTAGGACCCACTTTAACTTTTAGGAACAATCAATCAGAATATGGTTCTATATATTATGGAGATACTGGCGCTTGGATACCCCAAGGTACAATGGGATTTATTCAACACAGGGATGGTGCCTCTTCAGATGTAAAAATGGTTATAGCGTCTGGTGGTAAAGTAGGTATAGGTACAACTACACCAGCCCAATATTTACACGTAAAATCTGGTGATACTGACCAAGTATTATACGATTCGCTACTGATACATTTAAATTTTATACTGATTCAGGATATTCTAACAATCCTTTAAGTTTAAAAGGTGTTGATGTAGGTATAGGCACAAATTCACCTGCTGGTAAATTACACGTTGTAGGAACCACAAAAATAGAGGGTGGTATACTTAAAAATTACACAGAAGCTCTTTATATGTATGATGCAGCAGGAGGATTGTATGGTGCTGCGGCTCAAGTTTCAACAGATGGTAACTTTTGTCTAATTAAACCAGAAACAGGACCGGGTGTTGGAAGTATACCAGTTTATTTACCAGAAGGTACAGCAGCTAAGGTCGGGTTTGAGACAACAATTGTTAACGATGTATCAAACAATCCAGCTAGTACCTTAACAGTTTCAGTAGCACAAGGTACTTCAAATGTAATTTATGAAGGTTCTAGTAACAGTGCATCCTCTACAGTTACAATAGGTACCTATAAAGGAGCTAACAAAACGTTCCTTTTAGTGGATACTGGTATCTGGATAGTCAAGGCTTAGAGAAACCTTTAAATATAACGGAGACTTATTCTTATTAATGAAGCCTGAAGAGCGTGACGAGCTTCTTATTCGTATGGATGAAAGAGTTAAAACTATTTTTAACAGAATGGATAAGTTTGAGACTCTCTTCACAAATCATTTACACCACCATCAGATGTGGGAAGATGATATAAAAAGGCAAGTACGCTGGTTAGTTGGTGTAGCGCTCACAGCAGCTACTGGCGCAGGTGCATGGGGGATGATGTAAGATGGCAGTAACAAGTATAACAACACTCGCTGGACTGAGAGACCGTATAAGACTCTTAGCAGGTATAGAACAAGAAGAACTAGACAACGAAACTCTAGACATTTTAATTAGTATGTCTACTGAGTGGTTTACTGAACAGACTAGTTTGACTTACGACGCTACTGACCCTATGGACAACGATGCTGCATATGATAATGCAGTAGCATATTATACTTGTTATTTAGCATCTATAGCACAGAATGGTATGGGTATAGAAAGAATACAAGTTGGTGACCTAGCAGTTTATTATGAAGATGATGCATATATACACTTCAAAGAACTAGCAGACCAACAGTTAGTCATGAAACAAAGCCTAAGTATAAAAACGACAGGATATAATGCAGACCCATATCTTGGTAGAGTCAACTGGGATGAGAATGTCACTGGAGTCAATGCTACTAAGGATATGTATCCAGCACCACGTGGTACTAGAGGCAGTGGAGGATATTAATGCCGGGCCTGATTGGTTCACAAGGTGTCCGTCCGGGTGCCTTGAACATGAACAGGGTGTTTCGCGCACTGAGATATCGAACTGAGCAAGCTCAGAAAGTAACTTATCACAGACCTGCTATTTATAAAACAGACAACTACGGAGTACCATCCGGAACTATAGGTTCTCAAGAGATTTTGGTACCTGATTTACCTGCAATTATTAGACCAACAGTAACCGCAGATTACCAACAAGAAAGGCAAGGTAATAACATTATTGGAGCTGCTAGAATATACACTCCAAATATAACTACTATAAAAAACCTTCCCAACTTTGACCAAGATAACAATACTAACTTTAATGAAATAGAAGGATGGGACAGATTAATTACAAACTATCGAACAATTTTTTATGTCCCTACCACAGGCACTACAGGTTGGTCTGGTACTGGCTCACTTGCTAGTGATGGAGAGAGTTTAACATTAACAGCTACTGGTGATGGTAATTTATTATACGAAACTACTGCTAAAAATACCTTAGAAGCAGATAGATTAAGATTTAAGATAAGAGGTAGTGGTAGTGTAGAATTAAAAGCTATTAGGTCTTATCATGGTGGCACTAATTCAGCATATAGAGTTAACTGGGACAATGACAATTTTGTGTTGCTAGATAACAATTGGCTTACAGTAGATGTACCATTTGTAACAGGTACATCAGCAACAAGTATCTATCAAACTGGGACACGTTATAATGTACCAATTACTTCAGGGGCTTCGTTTGATTATGAAAACGACTTAAGAATTTTTAGGGTAGAATACAACGCAGACAACACAGACACATTACAAATAAAAGATATAGAGTATTACAAATCAGTATCATGGCACGTACATTCCTTGAAAGATATGACAGATGGATATATAATCTTCAACTGCGTTAGAACACGTGGTCGTGACGATGCTAGAAGGAGGGCATACGACTAATGGCAGTAGACCACTTGAATATAGTCGAACGTAAGTTAATCGACAACTTACGAGCCGGTACTTACAACACAGCCGCAGGCACCAGCACAGCATGGTCTGCTGACCCTCCAGACGTCACAGTATTTGGGCAATTTCCAAGCACAGACCAAACAAAGTATCCAGCCATAATTACAGAAATGTCTGCGAACGGTATCGAAGAGCAATTCATGGGACAGAAGATAACATTTGGAGCAAGCGATACTGCGGCAAAAGGGGAGCTCTATGGAGTAGGCTTTAAAATACACCTATTGGTAGATAGAGATAGCTCTATTATGATAGATGGGGAGCCCTATAAAGAAAGAAGATTGCTTAATTATCTCATGCTTAATAGCGCTAATGTACTTATGGACGTGGATTATAACGCTACCACAACAGAGGTAGTAGAGCGTCATTTTACTGGTTTTACAGACATTGGATATAATCCTGAATTAGAGATATGGGCAGCTATGGCGACCATGGTGATTGTCTTTAAAAACAATAGGTGATAGATGGCCAACTTTAGTGTAGCTGGTAGGCAGTTCTTCCAACAGAATACATTTCGTTCAATAACAATTGGATTACAACCTTATCTACCGATTACACAAAAATATAAGATGGGTTTATTACCTGCAACTGGGCCAGTTCCGGGCTTTGGTTATTTCAATATGGGACCTTCCCCTACACCAACTAGTACGCCTCCTAAAGCGTGGTCAGAAAGAATTAATGAAGGTAATACAGGTGCCTATCAAAGAACACCAAAAACAGGCAACCCGAATAATTTTAATGATGCACTCACGCAGGCTGATAGTTTGTCGGGAGCACCTGCTGCTGCACAAAACTTAGGTTTCTTGTTTTCTAGAATATTAGATGGTAAGATGGCAGGTGGGTTTGGTCGTAGGGCTGCAGGTTTTCGTCAGACAGATGTTAACGAAATAGAAGCTATGATGTTAGGAGAAGAGTTAGAAAAGTTAGACCCCAAGACATTCAAAGGTAAGAACAGTGAATTAAATAATGACATATTGTTTGAAAAAAACACCAAAGGTATGAGTAGCGAGACTTTTGATATTATGTTTAGTGAACGTGGTGGCTCGGGTATCCAACAATCTATTAGTGGTATTTTTGGTAAAGAGATGACTAAGGGTAGTGTTGGTGTCGAAGTGTCTGTTGCTAAAGCAGGAACTCAAGGTGTTAAATTATTCAGTAGATTTGGTAAGAATGATATGAAGAAAGCAGGTGGTATAGATAAAGCCTTTGAAACCAATGTTAGAAAAATTGTTAAAGATATTAACGCAGATATTTTAAAAGCTGGAAAAAGATTTGATAAACAAGCTAAGTACGGGGATAGTATCAAGCCAGTATTAGCTAGGGAAAGTTTTGGTACAAGTACACTTCATGATAAATTTACACGTGAGTTAATTGACCGTGTTTCTAGATTAGCTAAGGCAGGTAGTGGACAAGCAGCTAATGAATTAGCTTATAATTATCAAGTACCTTTAGGTTCTTTAGCCGAAGGTATGATGGGAATGGTGCGACTAGCAGGTACTACAGAGAATGGTTGGCCACAAATACTAGCAACTAATATAAAAGTCAAACAAGTAGGGGGTGGTGGTAATATGGCAGATATGATGAAAACTAATGCACAAGAAAACGAATTAGCAATGGGTGCTGATTTTATGATTAAAGCAGATTTAATTCATCAAGCTTCTGCTAACTTAGCTATCGCTACTGATAGTAGGATAGACTCTGTTGGTACTATGATGACTTCCGATTTGACACAGAATGCTATAGGTGGTCTAGATATTGCTGTTGGTGAAAGGTCAACTCGTGGAGATGGTGTGACTGGATTACTTCCTGCAGATATAGCAGCAGACTTGTTAAGACAAATCAAAGAATTTTATTCTAATCCGGGTTTTACAACTGACTTTGCTCTTTTTTATAAAAAACTACTACATGATAGTGGAGATTTATCTACAAAGTGGAGAGAATCTGCACAAGGAAAAGGTAGAGGTATGTCTGAGAAATTTATTTATGGTGACAATGACCCTCAGTTTAAAGGTTATGGTGTTTGGAGTGGTGGTCAGTATTCTTGGCAGGATGGCTTAATAGGTCAGAATTTATCTATTTCTCCATTCTTAACGTCTAGACGTGCAGGTGTTTATGCTTTTGATGGTAAGCAAGCTACTATATAGAGAAAGCTTTAAATACTATGTAATGTTAAAATTTATGTACGAGTGTAATGTCTGTATTGAAGGTCTAGACAAAAAATAAGGAGAAAATAAAATGACATATTTCCTAGGAAGAGATGTAGAAGTATATCTAACTACAGAATCCGCAACTGCACCATCAGGTGGTAACGCATGTTCTATTGTTGTTGACACAGTCAGCGGAGCAAAATTATTGCGTTCAGATGATGGAGGTTCAGAAGACCCAGTAAGTGGTTCGATGATTCCACAGATGGAGTTCGCAGCAGCAGTAAGTGGTTCAGTATTAGATTTGACAGGAATTGACCTGTCTATAGGAGTTTCTGATGAAGATGTCGGTCCTTTCTTAGGAGCACCACAAATTATGCAAAAGGTGGAACTAAGAAAAGAAACAGTAGTTACCTTAACACGAAAGAAATCTGATAATTTTTTCGATATCGTGTTTAACGGTCCTGTTGAAACCGGTAGCTTTATTCAAGGCAACAGCGCAGATGCTAAAAGAATGGGTGCACGTTATGGATTACAATTCAGTGACGCAACCACAGCAAAAATTAGTGATGGACAATATTACATGAAAGATGTATCAGACATCGCAGCCAATCCCGCAACAAACTGTTGCTACGGTTACAGAATACACATGGTATTAAAACCAAGTGGAGCAGCTTCAGAAGAAGTTTTTGTAGTTAAAAATGCAGTAATGACTGGACACACTGTGTCCCTTAACGCAGATGGAGTAACAGAAGAAAGTGTTGAGTTTACTTCTTCAGTCGCACCAGCACCTTTCGTACCTACCGCAGCAGTCGGTAGCGATGGATGGTCTGATTTTGCACCAACAACAATGGCGGAGCTCTGATATTTATGGTATTTTTCTTAGGTAAAGACGTAGAAATTAAAATAAGTACAGAATCTAATAGAGGTGTTGCAATTACACCAGCCGGTGGAGCATCAAGTCAAATAGCAGCAATCACTGCTAGTCCAGCAGGTACTTTCAATGTTAAAGCAGTAGGTAATGAAGATGCAGCTTTTAATCAATTGACAGCAGCTGAAGTAAGTATTGGTGCTATGGATGAAGACATATCATATTTCGGTATGAGGTCTCAAACCAAAGCTGAAATCAAAAAAGAAACTACACTAACATTAACACGTAAAAAGACAGATGAATTCATGGATGTATTATTTAACGAAGTACGATATGGTGCTTTAAGTGGAAGTAGTGCAGCTGATGATGGTTTAGCACAACCAACCACAGACCGTGGTTACAGACTATTTATAGTAAACAATGTAAACAGTGGAACAGCAGAAGTAATAACATTAAAAGGTTGCTGCATACAAAGTCACACTGTTACAATGAATACAGATGGAACTCAAGAAGAAACAATAGAGTTTATGACGTACGTACTTCCTTCATTCGGAACGAACGGAGATGACGGAGCCATAGACCCAACGGAGTTGTAGATATATGAGCGGATATAAATTCGGCGGACACGTCAACATAGGATATAATCCTAACTTCGACCCAGCCGTGACTGACCAGTATGCATCAACAGGTGCTAATGCTACGATAGTCGCAGGTGAAGGAAATACCCTAAAGGGACTTTACAACTATGCATTTGGAAGAGATAATCAAATACTTGGTGAAACAGCACACTCTAACTTTGTGGCAGGAACTGGTAACATTGTTTCTGGTAATAGTGACAGTCACGTTGCGATAGGAAAAGCAAACACAATACAAGCTTCTGCAGCTTATTCCACTGCATTTGGATATTTAAATACAATCAAAGATGGCTCTGTAGCAGCTATTATTGGAGGTATAGGTTCTAATGCTGCAGGTTTAGGAGCTATAAGTATAGGATATCTATCAAATGCTACTGGTAGTTACACTTTAGCACTTGGGAAAAATGCAAAATCTTCAGCACAAGATGCAATGGGTCTCGGAACTGGTGGAACTGGTTCAGCAACTTTTGCTACAGGTATTTGTGGAAAAGCCACAGCAACAAAAGCTATTTCTATCGGAAGTGGCTCACAAGCAGCAACAAGTGGTTCGATAGCTATTGGTAGAGGTACTATGGGTGCAGGACGATTAGGTGGTATTAGGTTCAATGCTAACGGTGCAAAAAGTATTAGTGACAGTTATCAAATTTGTCAGTCACTAGGTGCAACAACTGACGCAACCCCAACTAAAATATTTTTAGCAAGCGGTGGTTCAACAGATGGTAATTTTGTGATAGATACTTCAACATGTGTACACTTTGATGTGATTGTTCAAGGTACAGATGATACTAGTAGTACAGTCGGTTGTATTTATAGAATAGAGGGTGTAGTTAACAGAGATAACAATGGAAGTAACAACCCAGCCTTTTTAGGTTCAGTTACTACAACAGTTATTCACGAAGAAGATGCTGGTATGAATGCCGCTATAACTATAGACAATACTAACAAATGTTTAGATTTGACTGTCACTGGTAAAGCAGCAACCAACTTAAACTGGTTAGCAACTTGGCACGCACACCAAAATCAATAAGGAGATAATATGAGTATAGAATTACCAACACCAGTAAAACCAGCTAAAAGCTGGTCCTATGTAGGAGTAAGCAAGTACACAGTTGTATTAAATTACAACCATCCAGACTATGATGAAGATAATATGTCATTACACTATGAGATGTTATCTGATGATGTCAAAACAGCTTTTGATGATTTAAAAGTTGTAGATGATTCTGAAGTTGATTTATTCTTTGATGAAATCGATGAATATGAACATAAGACAGAAATGCTAGCTCTTATAGCAGCTTTAGAAGCTTAAATCTAAAACTAATTGATGGTGGGGTTGTGCTCCGCCATCTAACAATGTAAGGAGAGAAAAAAAATGTTTATAATAAATGCAAGCTTACCCCGTGCGGGGTCAACTTTATTTTCGAATATTATGGGTAACCACCCAGATATTTATGCAAGCCCTACCAGCTCACTAGTTGAACTAGTGTATGGAGGACATTATGCTTGGTCAGAATCTTTGGACACTGCAACCGAAGGTATTGACCCAGATAATAAGTATTATACTGATAAAAGAGCCGAATCTGTGAAAAGTTTTCTAAACAAAGGTATTGAAGTATACTATGATGAAGTAACAGATAAAAAACATGTTTTAGATAAAGGGCGTAAGTGGATATATTCGCCTAGTTTTGTGAAAGAAATATTACCAGACACAACTATTTTTTGTATGATTAGACATCCCTTTGATATATTTGCTAGTTTCGAAAAGATATACAGAACAACACCTATGATTAGTAAAAATGATGAAGGAAATACAGTTTTAGAAAGGGTAAATCATTGGTGGTTAACCGTACCGTCATTTAGAGTTTTTGATAAAATTGCAGCGTCAATTGAAATGAGAGACAATAATGTGTATTTCATACCTTATGAGCTATTAACAGAAGAACCAGATAAGACGATGACCGAAATCTATAAATACTTAGGTATCGTAGATTATAAACACGATTTTAGTAACATTAAACAAGTTACGCATGAGACTGATGTACAAAGTATATATGGTACTCATAAAATCAGACCCGAAGTAAAACCTATAAAACAAAACCCTGTAGAAATACTAGGGGTAGAAGCATGCCTAGCTATACAACAAAAGCTAGGTTGGTTTATGGATTATTTTGGATACGAAAAATTAGAACAGGAGAAAGAATAATGGAAGAAAAGAAAATTTGGTCTATGGATGACCTAGTCGCACTAACTGATGAAGTGCAAATAGATGAAGTAGTTTTCCGAGGTGGAGTAGTAGAGTTCCAATACTGTGAATTAACAGAGAAAGAAGAACCAAAACTACCTGCAGTAAACGATAGTTTACCAGAAGATGAAAAGATGGGAATGTATCAGGAACTTGGTTCAAAAAGAGTCATGAAAATGATATCAAAAGCAAATGAAAAAAACCCAGACGGACCTATAATTTCAGAAGAACAATGGGCACATATCCCTACAACCTTGAGATACAATATATCTAACAAGATTCTAGGAGCTGAGGAGTTAGCACAAGCAAATTTTCAGAACTGATGCTGGAATCGCCTGATGCGGTACTTCTATACGTCCCACTGATGAAAGATTTAGGGATGAGATGGGCAGATATAAAGGAAACGCCACGTCATGAACTGATAGGTTTACTCAGTGCACACGCAGAGTATGAGACCTTTCATTCAATGGACGGGTATAGTGAAAAAGATATAAGTGAAATGGCTAAAGATAAGCCAGAAATACGTTCACAGTATATAAAATATATGCAGTGTCGTAGGAAATATGAGGAAATGCTCGGAGGGAAACGACAACAACCAACATTCAAAGGAATAATATAGATGGGTTTCGCAGGACAAGTATTTGCAGCAAGAGTCGCAATCGGTTTAGCCGTTCCCAGCCCACAGGCTATGCAACAAGCTGGTGGTTTATTATCTACTGGCGCTTCTAGTATATTTGAGAAGATAGCTCTAATGAGACAACAAGCCTCAGCTAAGAATAGAGGTATTGCTTTATCAGAACAACAAAAATCTGCAGGACTTTTTCAATCTAATTTAAAACGGACTAACGCTTTGATGCAAGGAGAGGTAGCACGAGGTCTAAAAAACCTTCAAGACTCCGGTCGAGCTGTAGCAGGTTCATTTGCTGACAGCGAAGGAAAAGTAAAAGAAGGGTTTTCTGGTCTTAAAAAGGCTACTGCAGACACACAACTTGGTAAAGACCTATTTAAGGGTGTTAATCAAGGTGTAAAACCACTAGAGCGCATGACTCGTTTAGTATCTAATCTAGCAAAGATGGATGCAAGGGGTCGTCGTGAAGTATTACAATTACAAAAAGAACAACAACAAGCCGCTAAAGATGAGTTTATTGTTAATGCAAAGAGATTAAAACAAATAGATGAAATGATTTCTGCAGAACTCAATAATAAAAGAAAAGGTGGTAAAGCACAAGAGAAAAGATTAAACGCCTTAAAGAAAGAAAGAGACGAGCTAGAAAAACTTACTAAAAAAAGTGAAAAAAGATTAAGAGTAGAAGAGAAAAATACACGTAATCTAAAAACTGGTATGAAAACGGCTGAACAAGCCCGCGGTAAGTTTGACCAATTGGCTACATCTGCGGCCAAATTCGGTTCCAAAGTCGCTTCAGCAGCAAATCACGTCAGACAAGGATTTAATACCGCTTTACGTAACTCTGTGGCTATCGCAACAGCCTTCTACTACAAGATTAATCAGAACACACAAGCTCTCATAGAGTTTGAGCGTGAATTATTAAACGCAAACTCTGTTTTCAACTTAACAAATTCAGAACTTTTTAACGTCGGTGACACCATAATGCAATTTGGACAGAAATTTGGTATCGAAATCCAAAACGGTGCTACTGGATTGTACCAACTTGCATCGGCTGGTGTAAGCGCCAACGAAGCATTATCAATATTACCAGAGACATTAAAGTTATCTATGGCTGTACAGGGTGACCACAATACTATCTCTAAGCTAACAGCTCAGACATTGTTTGGTTTTGAGATGCAAATGGACCAAGCAGCCGAAGTTACAGACAAATTCGCATTTGCTATTCAGAAGTCTTTGATTGAGTATCAAGATTTATCAAGCGCTGTTAAGTTCGCTTTACCTTTCTTTACCTCTACAGGGCAAAGCTTAGACCAGCTGTTGGGGGCACTAGCTGTGCTGACTAATAGAGCTTTAGAGGCTGGTATTGCAGGTCGTGGTTTAAGACAAGCTGTGGCTGAATTCGCTGAAAGTGCTATGGATGCTGAAGTAGGGTTCCGTAAGATGGGTGTTGAGATTCTAAACGCAGAAGGTGAGATGAAACAACTAACTGAGATAGCAGCTAACTTTGCTGAGGTAGTAGGTCCTGAGACAGCATCTAATACAGAACTATTAACTACTTTAATACAAGATTTGAACGTTCGTGGTGCTACTGCATTTATTCACTTAGTTCAGGCTTCTGATGAATTTACTGAAGCTGTGGAAGGAAGTGTAAACGCAGGCGGTCAACTAGATGATATGGTTCGTATACAGAACGCATCTATATCAGCACAAATACAAATACTTAAAAACAATGTAGATGCTATATTTTTGTTTAGAGATGCGGCTTTTGAAGGAACAGAGTTTATGAATGGGTTTCACAAAGCAGTAGTTGAATTCGTCGAGAATTTTAGTGGTTTATTTGTTACAACCATGGAAGATGGTACATATCAGTTAACTGAGTTTGGTATGGAACTACACAATGTAGCTATTGACGCTGTTAAAGAATTAGGTAAAGTTATGGAAATGTTAGTTGAAATTATAGTTGAGTTCTCAAAAGAAGGTTTAATTAGTGCTGATATGATTAAACTGATGGTTATGCCAATGAAAATCTTTTTAGAAGTTATAAACGCAATAGGTCCTGATATGCTTAAATTTATTATTTATTTCAAGATGTTAAATAGTGTTCTTCCAATAACACAATTGATGATGATGGGGGCAGCTAGAAGTGCAATGGCTTTTAAATTCGCAATGGCTGGTACTGGTTTAGGTGCACTACTAATGGGAGGAGTAATGCTCAAAAGATTCTTAGATAGTAGGCAGTCTGGTGGTTATGTATCACCAATGGCTGGTGGAGGTATGCCTATGGGTGGTCGGCCATATTTAGTGGGTGAACAAGGGCCAGAGCTATTTATACCAGACAGTTCAGGCAAAATCTTAAATACTATGCAAACCCAAGAATCTATAGGAAGTGGAAAGACTGTGATGAAAAACGTTTCTATAGGTATTGATTCATTCGGAGGATTAGTATGACATTAATAAGAGGACCAGTAGTTCCAAGAAATCATTTTTACAAGAAAACAGATTTTAGTGATATGACTAAATTACCGTGGGGTTTTAATGATTTACCACAAAGTGTGGGTAATGAATTATTATTTTCAGCATCAGATACTGCACAATCTGCAATACTTACAGGTAATATAGCAAGTTTACCTCCATATGGTGATGCTGCAGTTGATGGTGGATATATAAAGATATTTCAATCATCTATATCAGGTAATACACATCGTCAATCTACTAATGTTAAATTATACGCTATGACTCCAGATTTACCAATTACTGAGGGTGGTTTTAGTTTTGCACATCGTAGTGGTTCTACAAGTAATGATGAAGTAGGGCAAAAGGTAGCCTTGTACAATTCTAATCCTGTAGGGTCTATATATCTATCAGAGACATTTGAGGGTATAACATTTGACCAAGACAGTGTAACCAAAAGTGCCGGCAGTAGTACAGTTAAAATGTCAGAACCATATTTTAGAAATGATGAACTTACAGAATATGTTAACTCTAATTTAGGACAAACAGTCGATTTATTACACGAACCAAAAGCTGGTCGTAGTTTGATGATTATAGAAAATAAGAGGGCTGTAGGAGGAGGTGCATATGAAAGTGAGTACCCAAATTCTGGACCTGATGTACGTATAAGATGTTATACTAATAGCACTAATAATACTGCAAAGGTAGTGTGGGATTCTCTTGGTCCTAATTACATAACAAGAAATAGAGTAAGATATGGTGTTGGTGGTAGTCACAGATTTGATTTAGATGAGATAAGACATTTAATACACTTTGATAATTTTGAGATGACTACATCTGATTTAGAGGCAACACCAGCTGCAACCACTGGTAACACAATATTTAGTGATATAGCAACTTCAATGAATGCAGCAAATCCGTATGATTCTAGTGACGCAAATCCCCTTATACTAAGTCAAATAGACTTATCAACTGAGAACAGTTTAGATGGAGGTCAGGCTTTGCGTCTTTATCACAATTGGGGATATTCACCACATAATGAAACATTACAAAATCAACTAGGAGTTTCTGGTAATTTAAACCCTCAATCAATGAGAGCTTCGATGTATAATATACCTATGCCTCCACCTCCTGTGGACATAGGACGTAGCACCGTTTCTGCTACAGATAGTACGGCTGTTTTTGGTAATCATAGAGCTGTAGTGCCTGAGATAGATATGGCTTTAAATTTTTCTAAGATGATGCCTAATGTACAGGTTAATATATCAGGTTGTGCAAAATTAGCTGACCCTACAGGGTATTATAATCAAGCAACTTTAACACAAGAACACTGTGGAGAGACCGCAGGTACTTTTTTAAGAAGTGTTGTTGTTACCTTTTCAAATTATAAACCTAAACAAGACCATACAACTGTGGATAAATTTATAAATTATGGATTAAATAGGTTTTATTCTGGTGAAGAAACTGAAAATGTTGTTGGGGGAGTAGTGTTCACAAGTTATGGTATTGGTGGTAATCCACCAATTTTAAGCGGAGAATTTGCAGATTTATATGCTATGCCTATACCAGTTACTGCTGTAGGACAGTGTACCTCTGGTACTAGTGCGGCAGATACAACAGTTATGAAAGAAGCTGGTTTAGTTAAGTTAGTAGGAACTACAGCTACAACTCCAGATGACCCGTTAGAAAACATAGATATCTTATCATGGGGAAATTTACCTTTCTTCGTAAATAACACTCCACAATATTGTACATTACCGATGAATTCTTGGATAAATATGAGAACTTTTATGAATTCTGAATTTTTTAATAATACTGGTAGTGCAAGTTTAAATCCATATAGAACTACTCCAGCATATAGTAATGCTGCAGAAAGAGGAAGCTGTATGAGAGTATACTTTGATATAGAAGGAGTTGAGGGTACTAATGATAATGCTAATGAAAATATACCTTGTTTGGATATTCCTTTCCCAGCACATGCCACTAACAAACCTGCTGATGTAGGTGCCAGTTATAGATGGATGGACAGTCCTAACTATTTCCCAAAACACATGACTATTTGGGTACAAAACTACTGTTGGAATAATAAAACCGATTCCATAGCTACTGATTTATTTACAGTATCTGATAGTGAAGTACTAGTGTCTGGTGCATCTAGAGAGATGGAATTATTTGTTGATAATGTAATTTTAAGAAACTTTACACCACATGTAACAAATGTGTCAGAAGGTGGCGCATCAGGTAGATTAACCTTAGCTCCTAAAGACATAAAATCACCAATTGGAACTAGAATTGATGGTACGACCTACGACAGTGGATGGGTTACTGATAAAGCTTCTTTAGCACCACTTACAGGAAGTAATAACGCAGGAGGAAGTGTAGCTACCCGTGGTGGTTACTATTATACTTATAATGTAGGACAAAATGTTTGTTTTGGTTTTGATGATAAGGGAGATTTACCTACTTCTACAGACGCACACGCAACTGATGCTTCAGGATATATTCTAATGAATGATTTTAGAACTACTGATTGGGCTACTGTGGTTGGTTCACCAGCTGTATCTGGTTATTCAACTAACTCTTATTTCAAAAATAGATTCCTCAAAGACCCTACGGACGCAGTTAAGTCTGGTGGTATCTTAGGAATAGATGCAGCTCTTAACAACGCTGGAGTCGCATATAACATACCATTAGGACAACAAATGTTCTCAACTATATCATATATAAGTGGTAGTGCTGCTGCTACGTACTTCGATACTGTATCAGGTACTATGTTTAAGATAGACCCTACTGGTACTTCTATAGCATCTAATGCATTCTCTTTAGGAAGTCAAGAAAATGACTTTTTATCCACTAATGCTCTAAGAGAAAAGGGTTTTGTAGGATTGAGTGTTGCTGGTACCGGTACAAATGGTATAGATTTTGGTGGTTGGACTAAACGTGAAAGTATTTTAACTAGTACAAAGATTATGAAAATTCCTGAACAAACAAGTTCTACAGAAGAAACTAGTGAAACTGCAGCCACATTACTAAACAACCAAATCAAAGTACATAATCCTTCTGTATTCAATCAATTAAACGATGAAGAGACATACGCTATATATCTTATTAACGAATCACCCAGTACTTCAGTAAGAAGAACAGGTTTAAAATTAGATGGCGCTAGTGAAATAACATCTGGTATAATTAGTTTTACTGAGGATTTAACTAACGCAGACGATGGTAGTACTGCATTATTAACTGAGAATAATTTATCTAGGTTATGGGTTGGCCCTGAAAAATTCTGGGTAACTATGACTTTAGATACCCCACCAGATATTACACCAAGAAGTTATCAATCAGCATGTACAGTCATGGAAACTCCTGACACAGGTTCGACTACACAAACAGGCAGTACTGTCAATGAATTTACTTATTTTTATTCCACAGCATCTTCTAGACAATCTCAAGTTAAATCTGCATTGTATAATAATATATGGAATGTAGAGTTTGATGTAGACTCGGACACCATTATATTAGATAAAGACTTTGGTTATGGTGTTTACGCAGAGGGGGCTGGTGGAGAAGCATGTAAAGGAAGTTTAATTTATAATAAATTTAATTTTTTAGATATCGATAAATATGTTCAAAGTGAAGTTAAAGATGTACATACACCAGTTAGTGCTCCATTTATGTTAATGTTAGATGGTATTTCTACGGTGTCGAGTATGGGTATTTATACTGATAATTATACTGAAGGAGGTGGCGTAGATACTACAAGATATAGACCGTCTGTTTATATAAGATATAAAGATTTACCTCCTATAATTTCTGATTTGAAAGTGGCTCCGGTGCAAAATACATTGGACGATAATATTAATTTATATAGCTTAACTACTAAAAATTTAAACGCAGTTAAATTCAATTGGAACGAAAGTAATGGTGATGATATATGGTATAGATATTTAATGGTAGATACTAAACCTATCTTAGATAAATATCATAATGCTACTATGTGGGTACCACTCAACGACCAATCAACTTCATTAGATACTGCACCAACATATACAGTTCATAACCCTTCCGCACAAAGTAGTGGTTCTGTTACAGTGGGTGCCAACATTAGAGCTGTAATTGAGGGACAAGGTGGATATGCACCACAAATGAATATTACTGACAGTACTGACAGTAAAATAACGATACCATCTGGTACAAATACTGCTTTAGATGGTAGAGATGAATTTACATTAGTATTACATTGGACACCTGCTGCAGATGACCAAGGAAATAGAAGATTTGTAGTTTCTCAAAGTGATGATTTAACTACTTTAACTAATAATTTTTATATAGACAAACAAGCAGATGATACTCTAAGAGTTAGGATGGGTAACGATGTAGATATTACTTCATTAGGTACTGTTATATGTGATGGTAGTACACCTACTAGTATAATAGTAACGTATCATTCTGGTAGTTTAGATAGTGAAAAGGTTAAATTATATATAAATGGTTCATTAGCAGGTAGTAGTGCAGGTACAACAAAGGTAAACAATTCTGCAGATTTTGTAATTGGTGGACGTCACGAAGTTGGTTTGACAGGTTCAAGGGGATTGATGGAAGAAGTTATCATTTATAGTAAAGCTTTGACCATTATAGATAAAAGTAATGAATATATTTTTAATACAGAAGATATTTTAGATGGTGATTATAGTGGTGGAGCATTAGGTCAAATATATACACACAACGCTCGTTTGATAGCTGCAGATTACCACAATTTTAGAGGTAGTACTCACGCAGAAATAGGTATGAGTAACACCACATCATGGAGGACTACACCAATATGACGTTAGCATGGGATGAAGCTAGTACAGGTAAAGTAAATGAAGAACGCACAGCTACTTTGACATTCAAAGAAAACAACATAAGGGCTATTTATATAGACTGGGATGATGGAGAGAGTAATAAAGTAGAAGAATCAAATTATCAATGGGTTGAAACAACAGAACCAAAAGGTTCATTTGTAGTTAAACATACCTATAATAAATCCGGTACTTTTAAACCAGTCATTCAAACAATAAATTCTTATGGATTCGTTTCTAGATTCAATGCTAATGAATCTTCCAACTCTAATATTAGTCCTTTCACGAACAATAGTGGTATACAAAACATTGTAGTTAATGATAATTCTGCAACTGCTATATCTAGATTAGATAACGTAGTTATAAATAGTGGTATTGATAACTCTATAATGGATGTAGAAGGACCAAAGGAATTATTTATAGCTATAGCTCCAACTATAACAAGAACAGAATTGACCGGAACTATACAAGAGATACAGGTTTCGGTTGAAGGAATTATACAAAGAAATAAACTTAATGCTGCAACCGGTGCAGACCAAGCTGGTCTTGCAGTAGGTACAGATGTTTCACAAGAAACAATAACATCTACAATAGATTTTACCACTGGCACTAATCAGTATGGAGTTTATAATATATTTGGTAGTGCTTTTGTGAGTGAAGAAGGTGCATTTAGTAAAGTAATAAAGGTTAAATATGATAGTTGTAAAGCAACTGGTACCACTGCAGCTAATGCAGGTACTGATTACACTACAAATGAAGTATTTAATAGGTTAAAAATATTCGTAGTAACAAAGGCAAATGATGGAAATTATTATCCAATAACATATGTGACCGCAGGTAGCCCTATAAAACAAGTGGAAGATTACTTAAGGTATACTTCACTAGATATGTCTCAGAGTAGAGCAGCAGCATCCAATGTAACTATAAGCAATTACAGGTATGATAATGGTAAATGGTGGTTTAACCCTGTTAATCAATGGTCATTAAGTACAAATATATTAGGTACTGGGACTAAAGTACCAGACAGTGTTGTACCTTTACAGTATACATATCTTACACGACCTGATGGTTTAAACGGAGTTAGTAACCAAAAGGTTTTTGGTTCAGGCGCTACATATAAATGGTACAATGATAGTAATGCTATTCGTGAAGATTCGATAGCATTAAATGACTATGGTAATATTCCTGACCAATATCATATGATAAGAAATTCAGTAATGCCTTCATCTAATTCAGGAAGTATAGTTACTACAAATCAACCAGAAGTATTTTTATGTCATCCGTGTCCAAACTGGACTACACCAGAAGTAATTACACAAACAAGTGTGGTTGATTACACGAGCAAAATGAAAAACAATACATCAAGTGATAGTTTACCTTTAGCATCATTAAATCAAACTGCAATAAAATCAGTGACAGATGAATTCGTAACACAAAAAGAAAAAGAATATTTGTTGATGACTTTTGACAGTAAGACCAATAAGGTATTTATTAACGCTACAAGTTACGCTAATACACTAATGTCTGACACTTCTGGTTTTGACGCCGATAGTGGACTAAAAATAGCTGGTGTTGAGTATTTACACATAAATGAAAGTGGTACTAAAAAACAAAACGCATATTGGAAACCTCTTAAATTTAAAGATACTACTCGATATTCACGAGAATTCAGAGACACTTCAGCAGACGATTATGATTATAAACATACATCATTAGCAAAAAGTGGTTATATATCATTTGATATGCCATCAGATTGGACAGCTACTACATTACCTAATTTATGTGGTGGTATATATAATACTGCAAGTGGTAGCTTCGCAGCTTGTGTGGCAGCTGGTAATGATGACGTGCCTTTTACAGCTACTGCTGTAACTAATAATGCAGCTTCTAGCAATGGATATGGAGACTCTGTAACATTAACTTTAGGTGGTGCAGCGCAGACTGCTGTTGGTACTATAGGTAGTGCAGATGATGTAGGTAGATTTAAATATATTTGTATTGTTTCTGGAAACGCTCAGGCATCTGGTAGTTCGTTTTGGGTTGCTAGTGGTGCAAGTAATGGTTGGAATGGTACAGATAAACTTACACTTATGGTTGGAACAACTGGTACTGCAGCAAGTAATGGTAACTATAAAATACCTATAAATGGTGATGTAGCAGATTTAAGATTTAGTTTGAGAAGAATTAATATTTATGATGTAGTAAATGGTGCATCTAAATCATACAATGATGATAATGTTATAGGTGATTACCGAGTAGCAGAGTTGATTGCTGCTGGTGGTCAACATTATAATGCTGGTACTTCATTCTTTAAAAATTTATATAATTGCACTGACGCTATATTCACTGGTTCATCTTGGGCAACAAACCCTAAGTTTTTATTAAAAGTAACACTTAGTGGTGCTACTGGTGATGGTACAGCTGGTACGCCTTGTCCTACATTATGGAATGTATTTGACGCAAACCAAGGTCACGGTGTTATATTAAAAGAAGTCGATGATTCTGCTTATAATTTAAACTCATTACAAATAACTAGTGATTTAAGCATCGGAAGACAAGGACAATACTTCAAAGCAATTAGTAGAAAAGGTCAGACTTTTGTTATTAAAACAGGAGTAGGAATGACTGAGATAGGATTCACTAGTGTAGCTCTTGGTGATGAGAACTCCAGTAGCGCATTTGATGACCACGGCCCTTCAACACTTTACGGACATTTACATAAACTGAGAAACATACAAGCTGATGGTGTAGATGTTTATTGGGATGAACCACAAAAAGATGGTACCTTTGTAAGATTATGGGGTAAGGTTACTAATGTAAATGAGACTAGAGCTGTTGGTGGACCTCGCGCAGTTAAGAGTTATACGTTTACTTTAGTAGTACAAAAAATAGCTCTGATAAAAAACACGGGTATATTAATGACAGATATATATCCTCTAGGAGGAATCCAGAATGAAAGAGATTACTCCTGAAATTAGAATTGAAGGAAGAGTTGTAGAGTATTTAGAGGGTAATTACCAAAATACAGGTGGATTAACTGCAGCTACTTTACAATTTAAATTACCTAGACAGTATGATGGCTTTAGAAAATTATGGAATAAAGAGGTAACTTTCTTTCTTAATGAAGCTGATAAACCCCTATTTAGAGGTTATATAAAGAGAGTAAAAGAGAACTTTGATAGTATAGAAGTCTTTGCTCAAGATATCATAGGGTATATGGTCAAAGGTGGTAATCCTGAAAAGGCAAAGATAGTACTAACTGATAAAGATAATATAGATGGATTAAGCGCAGCTAACGCAATCCGCAATGCAATCTCTAGAGCTCTACTAAACACTAAAGTTGGAACAGACATCATAGGCGATACTACCCCTATTGTTAGCTCTTCTAGGCCCCCCTTGAGAGGTACGTTGAGCATATTAGATATAATAAAGCAAATGGTTAGTAGAGCAGTGGATGATAGTGGTACAATACCTAGGCCTAATATTGTTAAGGTAGTTGATGATGGTAGTACTTCTCAGTTGGTAATAGAATTAGAGAGTGATTTGGATTCAACTGAGATAAAACATGTGTTTAGTGAGTATGATAATATCACTGATTTAAAAATTATAAATAGGAAAGTTCCTACTATTGTTATTGTTAACGGAGCAGACGGAGTAAAAGGAACATTCTCGCATGATACTGCCGTTGAAGCTTTTGACAGGAATTATTTAGAAGTAACCAATACAGCATTACGCTCCCCCGCCGAGTGTAAAGATTTTGCTCAGAAACTTTTTAGAGCTAATCTGACTACACAGTATGAGTATGGGATTGCAACGTTTGAGGGTGCTTATCTGTCTGAAAATGATGTTATACGTGTAGAAACAGAGGACCAAAAGTTTAGTGGGAACTATAGAGTAAGGGGTAAAAAGATTACTTTTAGTCCTAGTAGTTTCTCGGTCGGATTGAATATAAATAGAAAACCACCAACATTAGCTGAATATATAAGTCAACAAGATAATTAGTTAATTTCCTCTTGGGTTTCCAATTACACCGTCATCTCTAGCATGAGTTGGTGCATAATCTCCAGAGTTACCTGCTCCACCAGAAGATTCTGTGTGGCCCGGATTGATAGTTCTCATAGATATTGTACCTGCTGGTTGCATACCGTTATATTCGCCATCCCCGAGTTTAACAACGTTGTCAATTTTCCCACTTGATGTCATGCCGGCAGTCATACCCATTTTCCTACCATATCCGGTTATATCTTTTTCAAATTCCATATTAATCTATTTTAATAAATACTCGCCGTGTGATGTTATTGTCCAGTTTCTTGATGTAGTATCAGTTACATTTTGTAACGTAACTCTAAAAGCTGAATCTTTAGGTACAATAATTTCTAGTGGTGGGGTTGGTCCATGTCTACCCACATCCATCGTCTCAGTCATATCTGATGTATATAATTCTACATCTGCTGCTGAACCATCTGCTGGTCCAGTGTATACTGTTAATCTATAATTATTAGATGTGTCTACTTCAACTGCTACTTGCATTTTAATTAGGAAGTCTCTACTTCCTACATCTGTAGATACTAGTATGTCGGTTTCTGAATTAGTTACAGCTTTTATACCGCTGTACCAATAGAATTTATCACCTGCACCTACATCGGTTTTACTTCCTACTGTTGCTGCTGCCATTGTTTATTCTCCTTATATTTCACACTTGTCACCGACACAAGCAAACTCAGATTTACCCTGAGTATTGTCTTCTAGTTCGTAATGAGACAACTGTGTATAGTCAATTAGGGGGTGTTCCTTTATAAGCCTTTCGTAGGTATGGACGTCTATTTCTTCATATGGAGCTAATTTATACTTACCACCGTCGTATGGTAAGAATGACACTCCGTTAATAATATCCCAGTTTTGATACACCCAATTACCTACCTCGAACCATTCATCATCTCTAACATATACAGTCATACTAGCATTGTGTTCACACCAGTTGTGTTGTAAATTTTTGTAATGTTTGAGTTGGTCTAACGCAGTAACATCTTTACGTGTAACGCAATCTTCTGGTGATTTTACTGGAAACTCTAACACCCACGTCGTAGCTGTCTCAGCATCTTGACCATTTTCTGGATTACACGGTACACCTGCTTCTTTCATCAGTTTGAAAAGAGGGTCACGAGCTGCTATCCTATAACGACGTATATAGTATTGAGAATATCGGGGATGTACACCGGATGCAGAGTCTACAAGTTGTGATACGGTCCCTGATGGCTTTACACAAGTAGTAGCTGCTGGCATTTTAGTACCTAATATACCTGATGCTTTACGTGCAATACGTAATACACGACTTTTAAGAGCCGCTAATGCCTCCGAAGTTAATATATGGTGGTTATCCATTTGACCAGTCAAACTAACTCCTAGCAGCGCTTCTACGTCACAGTTCTTTTTCCACTCTTTTCTAAGATATGGAAAGTCTGTGAACGAACTTTGTATAACACCAAGCCATGTTGCCGTTTCGACTTTGTCTAACAAAGAGTCTAAGTCATCACCATCTCTTACGACTACTTCCGAAAGGTTACAGAATTGCATATCTCGCAACATAATTTCTCCACAAGGATTAGTTCCTTGTATTTTAGGAGCGTAACGTCTGGCGGGTGCTTTGTTTTGAGCAGCTTGTAAATTAAATATACCTCTCTCTCCAGTTCCTGACTTAGCTAATGCACCCCACTCAACTAAGAAATCTGCAGCTGAGGGCTTTTCTCTAAATACTGCACTGTTATTTGCCATAGCTCGTTTGATAGGGAAAGGCCACTCTTTTGCATGACGCAAGTCTTGGTCATCAAGGTCACTCAAAGATATTTGTGAGCTGCGTCTAACTCCACCTACAACCACAATTTCTGCAATTTGATTACATATATCATGAGCTTCGATTGTTGTAAGCTGTCGACCTTGGGCATTATGCATAGTTTCACGTATAAAATCATGTAACTTTACTAGTGGTTGTGGACCTGATGCTCGACCTCCCATTGTAAGTAAACGAGCACCCTCCAGTCTTATAGCACTATAATCAAAATAAATATTCTGACCTTCATATAAACTTCCCATTAAAGTTTTTACAGAATCAGCCCAACCAGCTTTTGAATCATCAATCAAAACTTTAGCTAGTCCCTGTCCTGACTTGATTTCTGGGACGCTAGGTAATTTCTTAACCTCTTCAGCTTCAACTGAGAAACCAAAACCAGTACCACACATTAGGACATACAGACACTCAGCAAAAGCTTCTACAGAATTTATCTTAGCAAAGGAGCAATTATAAATGCAAGTGTTATCTGCTTTAGCTGCAGGACCTGCTGCCCAGAGGAATCGCATAGAAGGCATGACACCAAACTCTGTCATATACTTTCTAATCTTACTAATAGTTTTGTCTGGTATTTCTGGTCTTTCTGAAATTATAAAACCAATAAATCTTTCAATTGTCTCAGGCCAATTTTCTCTTCTGGCCTCTTCTTCTAGCCAACGTGAATACGTTCTTTTATATATAAATTCTGCTACTTCGTTTTTAAACATCTTACCACTCCTTTGCGGTTTCATTTTATAGTTTAAGCTACTATAAAAAGCTTTTTCTAAAATTAAAAAAGACTATTTAAAGTCTGTCAAGACTCGCCTACCACAAGTGCAAACTTTATCTGGATTACACTTGCAGCGGCTTGAGGAAGTCAATAGACCCATCTAGTTTTTAGGTTCTAATTTGTTTCCTTCACCATCATAGTGGTCACCAGTGTACATGTGTACATAACCACCATTAGGTTTTTTACCATAGACTTCTTTTACCCATCGGGTAGAAGGTGTGTCTGGTCTTTTTTCAACAGTATATGCACCATTAACAAGGGATACTCCCTTACCTAGGTTCACTACTTCATCTTCTTCTTCAGCTATTTCTTCCATAAGTTCTTCTTCAACAACTTCTTCGACTACTTCTTCTTCGATAAGTTCTTCTTCAACAACTTCTTCAATAACTTCTTCATCTTCCTCTGGTAATGTAGCTTCAGCTAATCTTACTTCTAGCTCTTCTTTCTTACCTTTGGTAGATAGTCCTAAATCTTTTAGGGCTGCTTTAAGTTCTTTAACTTTCATCTACTCCTCCTTGCTACATTCGCATGAGCATGAGCAGTCGTCACAACAACACATTATTTAACCCTCCCTATTCTATTACCATCTTTGTCAAGTTTCCAAGTTCGACCATGCTGGTCTCTGAAAGTCTTGACTGATTCTTCTTTAGGAGTTTCAACAACAGGTTCTTCTGTGATTGCTTCTTCTATTATTTCTTTCTTTGCTTTCTTAGCCATTATTCTGAACTCCCTGATTCTACAATCTGTGCGAACTCTTCACCAATGATTGTTGATTTATGCATCTCAGTCTCAGCCCATGGGACTATAGTTCCTGAGAGTCCTGTGATGGAATCGGTAACTCCGTTCCATGCATAGCCTGCGATATCATTAGGTGTGTCACCTGATTTGATATCTGCGTTTGGGACAACAGTGTCCCAGTATCCGGAAAGACCGTTTGGACTGCATACAGCTCTAAATCCTACACAAACCCCAGTAGGGTCTACGTTAGGATATACTTCGTAGCGTGCTACATATACATCTGCTTTGCATCCATCGTCTCCGGCACATTCAATTGTTATTACTGCCATAATATTTCACCTTTTTTTATCTTCGCCAATACTACTTACGTTTATATTTGCGTTTCGTTGCTTTCTTTTTACCTTTAGATTTTACTTTAGTGGGTAGTTTAGCACCTTTCGGTGTTTCACTCTCCCACTTCTTCGCCATCTTTGGTTTGTTCTTGTACATCCAAGCTCTCTGTTTCTGACTCTTGAACGGCATTTTCTTGCTCCTTTTGTAGTTCTGCTAAGTAGGATTGCCAATCAACAACCAAATCTTGTTGTTCAACAAATTGTTCAACAATTTTTGCGTTCTGCTCTAAAGCATTCTGCATTTGAAGTGCTTGTTGTTCTGTCATAGATAATCTTTCACCAAGTTGTTTGGTTTGTCCAACCAACCAGTTTAGATTGTCCATAGTTTGTGCAGGTCCTGACCCTTTGTTGAAGTCTTTTACCCAGCTTTCTACGTCGTTCATACGTTTCTCTAGTCTTTTCAATGTTACCATTTTTTCTCTCCTAGCAAGGACAATTGTCCCTGCAGATTTTCATTTGTAATAACTTATCCTTTGAATATCTATTTAAAGCTTTCTCTCTCATATTGTGTATGATGTGTCCAGCTCGGCCGGGGTCATCAGTATACCAACCCCAGTCTCGGCCGGGCTCGTTATAGATACTCTCGAATATAAAATGAATGTCACGGTTGGAATAACCAGCGTTGATTAACTCCATACCTATCACCTTGTTTTCTTCGTGGCTGCTATGTCCACGCTCTATATTATGCTCTATAAGCTCTATTACGCATTTTCTAGGGGGCATAATATAATCATGCTGTATAGAGGTATGCATAGTAGAGCTTACAACTTTATCATTGTTAATTTTCTCTAAGAGATATGCTACACTTAGAGATACTGTGTGTGGTATTTCTAATTCATCACACATAAACTCAACAAAGTTTCGTAAAGCTTTCTTGCTTCTGTTACTTTCTATTTCCTTAGTACGGGGTCCCATAGCCATACCATATATTTCCTCAACTGACATCTTCATAACTTCCTCTACAGTAAGTTGTATACTCCATACCCCTGTAGGCTCTCCAGTTATTTTAGATATGTATTGTGTATTAGGTATACGCCTAAGACACGCTACACTATTGTTTATACATGCTTGGTCTAATGTCTTAAGTTTATACTCTGTCTTTAAGTATGTTAAGTAGTTTCTTAACATGTCTCTTTTGATAGTATCCGACAAGTCCAAGTGGGAGTAAAGGTCTATATTCATTTGAAAGCCCTTGCCCCCTGTAAGATATATCCTTGGGATAATCTCTCGTGGTTTGCAGTATTGCCTTATAAATTTTCTTACATCTTTTAGACATTTGTTTATATCCTTTGTGTCATCAAAATCGAACCATAATGTATTGACAACTGCTGAATCATAGTTGGTTTTACCCTCACTTCTATCAACAGTATCATCAAAAACATATACACTAGTATAACAACTCTTCCTACCATTGTATTCAGCTATGTGCTTTTCTAGCTGTTCGACGTTATAACATCGGGCTATTCTTTGGGGGATTCCAAATTCTCTGAAGTACATTCTCTTAATATTTCTATGTCTTGTGCCCAATCTGTTGGTATAGCCATTATATCACACCCGTCACTTTGTGACCCGTGCATTACTAAAACTATTGCCTTTTCATCTTTGGCTACCATTTCTCCAACTGTCTCACAAACTGTAAGATGTTCAGATGGGTTTGCTGCGTTTATTCTATACTCTTTAAAAGTACTGGCTGCATCATTCCATGTGACCTTTACAATAGGCCCTACGCTACCGAGAAACTCGGCTTCTCTATTTCTGTTGTCTATTAATTTCGGCATTTTTCCATTCCTCAAACATATCTGCTATGATATTTAAATCATTATCGTGTTTATAGTATTTAGCATTTGGTGGTGTTTCACTTACCATAACTGGATTGTAAGGTCTTTCGAATAACAATCTGCTATATGGTATACCTTCATCTGCTAACCATTCTTTAGTTGCCATAACCCAATCTAATGAGTTAGGTCTTTTACACCATATCGTTATATGATGTTCGTTCTTCATCAACCATGTCATAAATTCTTTGACATTAGCTAATGGCTTTGCGCGGTCTACCTCATGGTAGTCTTTACATGGAGTACATATGACCCCATCCATTCCAAATACTAAATTCATTTCTTTATCTCTGGTGTTATTTTATTTATCCAGTCTTTCCACCTTTGTCCTATAACTTCCCAGCTATAGTGTTTGACTGCGTGTTTTCTAGCTGCTTTTGATGCAGCTATCCTTTTATCAGAATTCTTATAATAATAATCTAAAGATTGTGCTATTGCATTCTCTGAAGCTATTGCTCTCTGAGGTGCTGCACGAGCAGGGGTATCCCACCACATATCTTTATATGGTATTAATATACCTCTGTCACAAATATCTTCATCCTCTAAATGGTCTCGACCGTTTGGTGTTGGGTCATTGTGGTGACCACCCAATGGATACATAGGTATGTCTTCATTCTCAGGGTCATCAGACTTTACTAACTCATAACCTGTAGTATAATTAGTTACACATATTGGTACACCTGAACACATAGCTTCTAAGGTTGGAATACCAAACCCCTCACCAGCGGTAGGTAAGACAAATACATCCATACAACTATACATCTGAGCCATTTCTTCCTCTGTAGCTGCTTCACCATGGTCTAGTACGCCCATTAGTGGTGGCATCAAATACTCTGCAACACCATAATAATCTGCAAAGTCAGGGAACTTCCAACCCATAGAGTCGTTCCAATCCATATGTAATATAAGTTTAGTATCATCTGGTGTAAGATTATTTTCTTTTACAAACTGAGCATATCCTTTTATCAAACGAGGAATATTTTTTCTATGTTGGTTTCGTGCTACGCAACCTACCATAAATACGTCTGGTTTATCCATGTTACCATACTTCGGATGTACTCGGGGTTTAAAAAGGTTTGTATCAACACCATGTGGTATGTATGTTGTATCAAAGTCAAAATCTTTCTTCAAACCTATCTGACCATAACGAGACATGGCTACACCATAATCTACATTATCTAACTGCTGAGCCCATGATGGGATAGATGGTTCACCGTCGTATGGTACTATGACACCTAGTTTCCAAGGCGTACCACTTGATACTTGTTTGAAAGCTTCGTTCATCATATCCATTCTTTGTTTACGATTCAACAGTTTACCATCCTGTCCATAGAATGGTAGGTTAACACTTGTAGGTTTTTTCATATCGGTCATGTGTTTAAACATCTGAAAATCCAAATGTGCTAACACTAAATCTGGTTTAAAGGTTTGGGTCCATTGTGGGAAAGACCTTTCACCGAAACGTTCTTGACCCGGATATAGTATTGGTAAATTTTCAAATACAGCACGTGTCTCAGTTTGACCTAGGGGCCACGGTGTACTCCATTTAGCGTGTTGACCGTTCTGACAACCACCATAACCTATGTGATGTCCTTCACCATTTAAAATGGCTGCTATATTTTTTGTGTTCGTTCCAAAACCTGTAGGTGCCCATGCACTATCTGATACAGGCATTATTTTTAGTTTACCTTTTTTAGGTGTATCAAATTTCATTCCTTCTTCATACTGACCTACAGTAGTTGCGTCATTTCTGCTTATGTTCATATTTTCCTTATTGTTTTATAGCTATAATATCTCTTTTGTTAACAATAACGGTTCCCTTATCTCCAGTAAGGTATACAAAATTCTCATCATCATTCGTTATCATTCCTCTTCCTACTTTTGTTCTTTCTTCTTCACGCCAAACCACCTTGACTTCTGCGTCTGACAAAAATGCAGACAACGGTTTACTTTCTTTTTCATCCATTTAATCACTTCTCCCCGAAGGGTATATATAATTATACCTTAACTTAGTATATAAAGTTTGCGGCATTAAAAGTCCTCTAATGTGGTCCTACGTGGGATATTTATAGAATTTAATTTATCTAATATTTCAGCTTCAGTATATTTAGGGTCTATTATTTCCCCTCTTCCCATAAAGTTTTTAGGGACACCCATCTGGCTGGCTTTTTTTGTTCCTATCTGCATATCTTTAAACTGCATCTCTATACCTTTAACATCTTCTTTATTAACGTCAAAGGTCTTTATAATTTTTAAACCATCTCCATAATTTCTTGTGTCCTTAAATCTTTCTCTTACAGTATTACCAGTATAACCTATTTTTAGATGCCACACGTCTAAAGTATCTTGTACATTTACAAAGTAAAGTGTTGTTCTTTCTTCTTGACTCATCATAACCAATCCGCCAACACTTGTTGTTTCTTATCTAACATCGTTATAGGTGGTTTCTTTTTAACATACTCTTTTAAACCGAATTTTATAAGTAGGTTGGATATAGTGTCCCAATAATATGTGATATCTATTTCATCTATAGATTTAATTTGTTCTTTGAGACGATAACCTTCCTTTGTTTTAGCATAGAAGTATGTTGTACCCTCTGCAGGTTCCATTCCTATTTGTTTACCTAGATTCATCAACTGTACAGTTAGGTCAGTTTCTGATTTATAGTCATCGTATCCTCGGTTTGTCGACCTACGCATGATAAAATCTTCTAGCACATACTCATCTAATTCATATAGTTTACTTATAAAAGACGAGTTAACGGTATTATTCAACCGTGCGTCTGATAACCTATCTAATACCTTATTATAGAATATAGAACGGCTCTTTGATTTAAAAGTACTTCCATGCTTTGTAACACTACCATCCAAGTTACGCAGTATATAATTACCAACTTGAATCCATACACCTTCCTTGAATACATCTTTATCCATTGTGATGTTCTCTGATTCAGCAAAAGGTATGTGATGTTTCATCAAGACTTGTAGTCTTTTAGTTAGCCAATCGACGTCCACATCAACATTAGTATTAATCCCATCTGTATGTACATATACCACAGAATCTGACCCATGTCTAGCACGGATGATGTCGACAGCCGATAATAAGAGCCAACGGGCAATTGCAGTAATAGCAATACCGACGCCCATATCGCCGTAAGAAACATAAGGATTAGCATTTGCACCATAGAAAGTGTTCACCATTATTTTAAGAGCATCGGACCTGCTCTTATCTTCTTTAGATGTACCAAGCTTATAAGGTTTTCGCATTTCTTTGAACGTTTTACACATAGTATATAAACAACTTCTTTTGTCTGTGTCTATTTGTAACATCAAACGTTTACCAACTTTGTTGTCAGGAACATAGAGGATTCCATCCTTAAACTCTATGTTTGGGGTATACTCATCATAGCCTACAATTCTTGTCGTATCAGGCCCTAAGTTGAGGGCCATAGCTATCGATGGATAGTAAGAACTAAAGTCTACTTTTATATTCTTAGACTCATAGCCTTGTCTATACAATTCGATATGTGCAGCCTGATAGTTACCCTTCTCGAATCTAAAGATATCTGGATGACGCTCTTTGTTTCTATCAAGCGCTACTATGCCCTGCTCGAATAAGCTCCTCCCCTGCAATATTTTCGTAATATAGCTACTGGGGGCGTTTACATAGGTTGCTAAGGGTACACATAGGACCTCAGCTACGTATTGTATTTGTGGAAAGTAGTGGTTATACATAAACATTGTACAGTCTACATCAGACAAAACATAGTCGTGAATTTCCTCAAGAGAGTAGTCCATTAGTGTCTTTGTGCTAAAGTCGAGCTCAATGGGGTCTAATCCAAAGGCTTGAGATACTTGTTTAAGACCACGTGGTAGTCCTGATAGCGAATAGTCTAGTCGGGCCCAACGCAATAAATCTAGTATGACTCGACCACCTGAGCTCATCTTCAGGTCTCTGTTGTCTTTAGGAGGTTCATACCCCCAGTTCGAACCGTCTCGGTTCAGGTGTTTTTTATATTGGGTTTCGTTTATATGATTATACCGAACTCTGTGTAGTATTTGCGGAATATCATATCCCACCAAATTCCACCCCGTAATAATATCAGGGTCATAGTCCTGTACAAAATTAGCGAAGTCCCATAATAGTTGTTTATCATCTTCTGTCTCATTATCCCATAGGAATACTTTGCGCTCTCCGGTAGAAGTTACAATGCCGATGGCAACGATAGGGTACTTCTCTCCAAAAGGAAAGGTCCCATCGGGGGAGTGTGTCTCAATATCAAACACAAGGCATTTTACATCTTGGTCGTTAGGGTGGTCTGCAAAGAACGTTGGATGTTCTATACAGAGTCTTTCGAGTAATGCTTCCCTTCCACCATCAAAGAGTGCGTGGTTCGGAACGTGGTCCTTACCGGGTGTGTAGTTGTATTTCTTCAACTGTGCTGTCTTATCTGAGGCTATCAGTTTCTTTGTCTCCCCATGAATTTTGTCTTCCATGTAGTAGTATGGAACAAATGGCGACTTTACAGCCGTAGCTTGTCCATTCCTGTACATTTTGACCATAAGTTCTTTAGTCTCTAAATTGATTGTGCGTTTGTTAATACTAGCAATTAGTGGTACTTTCATTTTTTCTCTGGTGTTACGTTTACTGCGTTGTCGGGTGTTAGTATTTCATCTGATGATTCTACTTCCCACATATTTATTAGTGTCACTGCATCTTGTATGGCTTTACCCCATGCTCTGTGTATGTCAGCGACCTCTTCCATTTCTGTGTTACCTAATATCTCTGGTCTGAATTGACCTGACATATCGTAGTGGAAATGACTTGCTTTAGTTAACAATTCCATCCACTGTTTGCGTTCATCATCAGTAGATACTGTTAGTTGTTTAATATCAACGCCCATCTCTGAATTCTTCCATTTGTTCTTTACTCATGCGATTAAATAATTTATCCATGTTATTGACCATCAGTTCTGATATCTTGACGTCGTATACATCACACAATCTTTGTAGATACCATAGTACATCACCCATCTCATCTATAATGAGGTCTGTGTTGTCTACTCTATCTCTTATTTCTTTTTTGAATGCTCCGCCTACTTCACCTGCTTCATTCATTAATCCTATCATTAGGTATTCTTTCTCCCTTCTCTTAGGGTACTTAGCTGTCTTTCTTGTGAAGTCTAAGTATGTTGCTTCTATTCCTTTTACCATATGTTTAACTCCTCTGGTACTTTTTTAATTATATTTTTCCTCTCTGTTGGGAGGTATCTGTATACTAAGTCAGCCTTCTGGTCACTCTGTATAATCCAAGGCTTGACTATGATGAGGTCATTCTCTCTACACCACATTCTTCTCTTTAGTTTACCACCAATGCGTATCATGCGTATCTTACCATCGCCACACAGTGCTCTCATTCTAGAGCCCCCTGTCATCTCAGTAACGACAGCAAACATCTCATCACGCTTTGGTAATCTACTTCTCTTGAAAGTATTGTTTGATGGTTTCGTATTCTTCTTCTTCATAGTCTCCTTCTGCTTTTGTTAGAAATTCTGCAAAGTCTTTACAGTCTGCATCCTTAGCTGATTTAAAAAGCTTTGGGTAGTCTGCGCTTACAACGTCTAACGGCGTCTCTGCTCTCTCACCCAACTCAACGTTGTTCCCGCTAAACGGGTCAGTAATCTTGACACTGCTACAACAGCGCCCAATGTATTCATCAGCCACTTCAGGCCACTCTTTTCGTACAAATTCTTTTGTTTCATTTATTAGTTCACTCCAATCTATTTTAGATGCAGGTTCTGTGAGTAGGGGGCTCTTGTAGTAAAGCTTGTGTTTACCATCGTCTTCTATTTCTAAGAAGCCTGTCATAAGTAATCCACTTAATACAGGTCTCAACTTAGTAAAAGGTAGACCGGCAGCCTTAGCTGCTTTCTTGAGTTCACCCTCTGACATTTTTACTGTCTCGCTGTCTGCGAAACCAAACTTATCTAGTCTAGTTTCTGGAAACAACTTCAGTATGTCAGTCCCGTGACTAGGCATATGTAGACATTCCTCTACAAATGAATTAAGGTATATTCTCAAAGCTAACCAATTGTGTTTTGGTGTAACTAATCCATATATCTTACCACCACGTTCAACTCTTACGATTTCATCTGGATAGAATCTAGCAATAGCATTTATTAGTCTCAGTACATATTGTACTTTCGAACGAGACACAGGAAATGCTGAAGGTATAGCGTTGAATAAGAAAGGTGCACAAGGATTTTTTATTATCGTTGCGTCATCCTCATCTCTTGCTGTGATAGAATCTACTATGTGTTTTTTCAGTCCATCCATTTCTTCATCTGACATTGTTGATATAGATGCAGTCTCTACTGCTGAATGCATCAACTTGTGTTTAATGACTCTTTCTGTTTGTTCTACTGTTGGGTTAGTGTGCATAATCATACACCTTCTTTCTAACTCAGTGTCAAACATAGCACTGCCCTTTTCATTTTCTACTGCTACACACATAAAGACATCTTTAGAAAAGAGGTATTGTTCTCTTGTCGATTTTGTTGTGACGTCAGTTACTTTGCGTGTTGCCATTCTATCATCAGCCCATGTCTTGATGATTTCCATAACACCTTCAGGTATCTTCTGTGCCTCTGGCACTGCTATGAAACGTGCTCTGTTGATACTATCAGCTTCATACCATACTGCTGTCTCAGACAAATGTTCAATAGTGTGAACATAGTCTTCAGGCAGTAGGTTGAATATAGCTTCCATTAGTACACTCTTACCTGTCCCACTGTATGCCTTTACACAGAAGTTAGTATCTTCTAAAAGGTATGACAGGGATGCAGTAAGTGCTAAAGCATCTTCACCTAGTATAGGGAATAATGTACCATCTCTTTTTTTAGCGTTGTGAAAGTATCTCAACAGGTCATATATTTCGTATTTTTTCATATCCATCGTTCTCTTGCATTCATTATATTTAAAACGTTGTGTTCGCATAAACGAACAGCATATTTCTTAAGTTCTTTATCCTCAAAGGCAGGGAACTCATTCTTTAATAGTAGGTATAAGTCTATCATTGTCATTGGGTCTCCATTCTTATCCTTTAGAAACTCTACTATTTCTTCTGGCACAACCCATACTAGGGATTGTTCCTCACTATTATTTAAACTAGGTCTAAACTTCTCAGCGACAAAAACCTCTGTCTCAGTTGATTCTAGTAAATATCCATTGGCTTTTCTACCACCTGTGGTTGATACCATACCTTTCTTAAATTCAAAAACTAAATCTGTAGGGTTTGTACCATTCTCTATTATATTACTAAATAACCGTTGTGCTTGTGTATGAGATGCTACGGTAAAAGAAATGTATTTAACTTCCTTTGAACCATCTATGTATATACCATATGTGAATTCATTAATCTTAGGTGTATTGTTTTTACAAAACACACATTCACCTTCTTTTGCCCAACATTTATTACGTTGTCTAGTTGTAGGATTCCAATGTTTCACTCTATGTATCGGTGCTATAAAGGCGAATTGCCCCAATGCTGTCATTGAGTTTTCTAACCAAACTCTCGAACTTCGGGGCGATTGAATCCAATCGTCGTATTTACTCATTCTATTTCTATTTTCTTTGCTGATGTTTTTTCTTTCTTTTCGATAGATAGGTCTAGTATACCATTCACCATAGTGGCTTTGGTTGACTCTGGGTCTAACTCATACTTGAAGGTCTCTTCCCATTTGAAGTTCTTTCTATCTGAGTTTGCTACTATAGTAACGGCTCTGTTACTTACCTCTACATCTACTTGTTCTTTGTCCAACCCAGCTAACTCTGCTGTGATTGTAACTGTTCCATTCTCTGTATTGACTGAGACGTCGTTGCGGTGTCTGAGAGGATTCATGTTAGGTTTGGATGGTAGTTCCTCAATTTGATTGAGTAAGTCTACCCACATGTCTAACATATCTTTATCTCTTCTACCCCACATACTCAGTCCTCCACAGTGGAAGATGATGGTCCATCAGACACACGCTTCATTAATCTGAAGTATGGTTTGTTGGAACCTTCTTTCCAGTAGGTGTTTCTGAACATTACAAATTCGTCTCCACCCTCAGACTTACCTGAGTAATAGACGTTGTTGTTCTTATCTGTGTTCCGGAACAATCCGGCTCTTAGTTCTAAACTACTTTTTTCTGCCATTTTTATTTCTCCTTTATTTATCCGTGCATATTTGTTGGGGTTTGCACAGGTAACCCTTTGACATCTATTTCTAGTAACCTATCTCCATAGGCTTCTATCAATTTGTCTAATGTTTCATTAAAGAAAGCCCTAACATCAACATTTTCGTTAGGTGCTACCTCTAATTGAAATGTACCAATGCGTAGTAAATGAGTCATAACCCCATTCTTACCAGCATCTCCACCAGCCATCATACTCTTTATGGCCTTCTCTGATAAAACCATATCTACTTCAGAAGATGAATCGGTCATCGATTACCTCCAGCTTGATTAATATCTTTCTTAGGTTCTTTACCATTCCTTGTGTCTCTCCAATTTTATTTTCCAAATCATCAAAGCGTTGTGACATCTTATCTATACGTGCCAAGATATCCTCCACGTTCTGAACAAAGGGAAACCAATTGGTATCATTTTGATACGTTTCGTTTCTTATGCGGATTTCTTCTGCCCATCTTGTGTGATGGTTTACTTCCGCCTTTCTGTCTTCTTCTATTGTCATTCTTTTGATTCCTTTTTAGTTGTTTCATGAGTATTTTGTTCTTACGTGGGTTCACATGATAACCCTGTCCTGTCCATCCGTCGGTGTAAAATCGAATGTATCCCATCCAATAATCACGACAGTTTTCCTCAGTTGGCTCTAATCCTCTCATCATACATTTTGATTTGAGACGTTGAACCATCTTGTTGGTTTTACCTTTAGCCCATATACGGTTAAAGGCTTCCCAGCGTTCATTCATATCTGACCTCCAATTACTTGATAACATTGTTGACAGTATGGGTTACCTGCACTGTCTTTGTATCTAACATATCTAGCGTCGAGTTGACACTTACATAGACCACAGTTCATCCGAACATGCTCCCGTCATACTCTGTTTTACTTGTCTTAGTAGATGGTTTTACATTATCCATCATATCCATAGCACCTGATTCTTTTGCTCTGCGAATCATCATCTCTAATATCTTAACATAAGCTAAGATAGACATCTCTTGCCATCTTTCTAATTGAAAAGTTTTATGAATTTTCTTTAAGTCTCTACCCACGTTCATTACGTCGATAGAGTCAAATGCTTTTACTAAAGTCTCCCACTCAAATCTTTCATCCTCTGACATCAAAGATTTAATAGAGAGGGCGTCACTTTTATCTTCTGCCATCTTTAGAAAGCTTTCTATTAGTTCGTTCATACTTACTCCACTACTAATCTATCTAATCTATAAGCTCTAGTGTGTTGCTTAAACTGAGAAGTATATTGTTTTAGATTGTATCTATTATCTTTACCTACTACATAGAAGTTGCCTTCTGAGGATATTCTAATGTCCTCGGGTAGGATTTTCCTTACAGACTCAGAATCTTTATCATGTTTCCATGAATCAAAATTAAATTGAGTTCTGTTTGCAGGGTTGTATTGAATACTTACCTGCTTGTGCTTTCCTGTCTTTTGGTAATGCTTAATTGCATCCATCAGACAATTGATTTGTTGATTTCTATTCATTTTAATCACTGTTATATCTCCAAAACCACCTAACTATATAAAGGTTTTGGTCTATGAACTGAGACGTTCATTTCTTACACTTTACGCAATATGATTTACCATCGTATGTAGTAAGTATGGACCTACTAAAACACGCTGGACATTCTGTAAACCTTGTACTCATAACTCATTCACCATTATGTTATATACTGACCATCCTAATAAGAGTATGCCTACAATAAAGTAGAACAATACCCATGCTTCTGCTGGTATTATGTTTTTCTGTTTCATTTTGCTTTCCTTTTTTGGTTGTTGTGCCCTAAAGTGAGGTAGTGTTTTCCAACACTCATCACACAGGTAAGCTCTCAAATGAGGTGCTTCGCTGGTGTAGTGAGTATAACATCTATTACACTTATGCCATAATACTTTGTAGTATGAGGGTTTAACTGTGTTCATTTGCTACTTCCATATATTTTTTAGTAGCCATTATGATTGGCTCTTGTAACTCTTTTGGTATGTAATCCAATCCATCCATACCATTCTCTATGTCTTGATAGAATATTTCGAGGTAAGCACTAAAGTTATCGGTAATATAATGATAACCATTAGCTACATCCTCGTCATAATCTCTTATAAAATTAATAATCTGATATGCTCTACCTAACGACCTAGCATGTATCTCGCAGCGTGGATGACATCCTAATATCTTTGACATCATCATACCAACTGATTCAGCTGAACCTTTACAGTATTCTAACATAGAGGCAACTGAGTGTTCTTTCTTTATCATATCTTGATACATACTGAGGTGAAAGTCTGCTAACCATTGACCATCGAACTGATACTTATCACTTACTTTGTAAAACTCTTCTATTACTTCTCTCCATTCTTTGAAATCATGTAGTGTCTTTTCACCCTCAACCATTTCATCGCATACCCTGAGGTAAGCATATAGTTTGTATATATCTTGTTTAATATCTTCTGGCCACGCATCCAAACATTCATAGAATGTGGTGCTGTATTCTTTCATTATCTCTTTCATTTCTTTTTTATCCTTACTTTCTTAATAGGTTTTCTTTGTATTACTTTATTGAAGTCTACAAACATACCACCTTTCTCTGATGAGGGTGGTAGGGTATATCCTTCGTACGGTATCTTAGTTGCTCTTTTCTTCATATTGCTTCTTCGTATAGTTTGTGTATGTTCCATCTTAGAGGTGCTTTGAGTCGCTCCACAATGTAAGCGTGTTCATCGAACCAAGACCACTTCACTGATTTCTTATTGTATGCCTTACTATATAAGTATTTCGCTTGACTAGGTGTGATAGCATAAGTTTTCTTATTACGGAATTCCTCTCTTCGTATTAATATAAAACTCAGTCCACCAGCTCTTTCCAACTTAGCACCTTCGTTTATTTGATGCTTTGCGATAGCAGGATTGTTACCATAATGTAAAGGAAAGCTAGTAAGATTCCTACTAGTCTTAGCCTCGAGCATAATTGGGGTTCCTCTGTAGACTGTGAAGAAATCAGCAGGTTGCTTCTCTGCAACAGCAATCTTAACAAACCTATTAATATCATTTGTATCTTGTATCCTGAACCACCATATGTGTCTACTTCCCTTAAGGCTTCTACGTATTTCATTTTCGAAATTCTTTCCTGTATCTTTTCTTCCCATTGTATCCTCACTAAGCAAATATAGAGTAAGTATAGACTCTATGTATCAAGCTCTATATAGATTGCTCTATTATATCTCCCCTTAAGAGATATATAAAGCTTTGCTAAGTAGAGCTTATAATGTCTTAACAGAGCATAAGATACATCTGCCTTGCATCAGTCCATCTTCTGCTATTGAAATGCGTTTACCACATTTACTACACTCAGTCCAAGCTAAACTCATAAGTTCCTAAATGTCCACCATAACATGATTGACCAAAAGGCCATACCAGCCATGAGTAGTGTTGCTACCTGCGCTTGATGGTCCATCATTCACCACAGTGTGGGCAGTTAAACTTATTTACTTTCTTCATACCAACGTATTGTTGTCCACATCTCACACATATCATTCTTTGGTCATGCCCCGTTGCCTGTTCATTGAATCAACTAGAACACCTTTGGCATGTTCTTCTTCCTCAGCTGCTATCTCTAAGTTTTCTTCAGCTCGTGCATAAACCATCTCTCGGACCATCTTGATTGATTCCTTGATTGACTCATTGTCTGTTGTCTCAGCGATGTAGAAGTCTAAGTCATCCATCATCATACGTGCTACTTTTGGTGAACACCAATCTAACACAATCTTCATGAAATGAATTGCTTCAGCTTTATTGGTAGCCATGCATACCTCCTTCATCTTCGGGGACTTCCCATAGTCCCTGTTCTATAATCTTTGCCAACCACCCATCATAAGCTTCGATAGGTGCTTGATAATAGACTATGTCTGCTATCTCTTGTACTGCTATTAGCAGTTTATCTGTGTAATTACTCATTTTTTTTATTTCCGTATTTTCTTGGTCGAAGTGTTAACTTCTTTTTGCTAAATCCAAATATAGCATCTAGTTTAACTATTAATTCTCTAATCATTGTTCTTTTCCTTTGGCCAATAGTAAGGATACTCGTCTATGACTGCGAGGTCCGTCTGTGCATCTGGCCCGAAATGTTCAGCATAGTATTCGTAATCCTTACGTAAAAGGTTCATTCGGTGCGACTTGTGCAACTCGGGATAGCCTAGCCATTGAGGATATACTATTGGCCCTTGTATGTCGTATAGTTGCATCGTGTTGTTGTATCCACGTGCAACCCATTCTTCTATCATTATGTTAGTATAATGTTTTAGTGCGTTCTCGTAACCAACCCACATTAAACGTGCAGGGTGGTTAAGCCAACCTTTCTTATCATAGTCTGGACTGAGTGAGTTGATGAGCTGAAGGCCCTCGACTCTCTGCTTACCTAGACGACGATAGTCTAGTAGTTTGGCTGATGTTCTAAAGTTTCTTGTTGGTAGAAATGTTTGCATAATATCAATTCCTTTTGATTATATTTCAATATAATTCAAATATCTATTTAAAGGTTGTGGTGTGTGAACTGAGAGCGGCTTCTCATATTACGAGCTTCAAAACTCAAGAGTCCACACGTAGTGGGCTACTAGCTAATGACCGACTATCAACTAATAGCCTGTCACTACCTAGACCTTTATTACCCTCCTGATGATTTTACTTATCTTAGTTGGTAACTCATTGATGTCGTTAACTAGTAGGTAGTTAGAAAACATCTCAGCCATACTACGTTCACGTGCACCACTGATACCAACCTGTATGATACTCCAACCTTGTCCCTCTAAGTGTTTTACACACTTCTTAGTATGAGGAACACCGACTGACCATCTATACTTGTCTGCTGATGGTTCACCATCTGAGATAACAATCATTAGTTTGTTGCTACCCATTGATGGTGACTCAGCTTTGACTCTCTCGGCTGATGCTAAGAGAGCCATACCGTCTCTGTTCTCTGCTCTAGCTTCCATTGAACCAATGGCTTTCGTATCTGACTGATAAGATGGTGACCAATATACTGACATATTGGTTTCACCTTCCTTACCCCATGTGTAGCCATCAGCTGTGTGGCCAAAGACCCACAGGTTGAGAGCCTGATTGTCTTTAAGTGCCTCACGCAAAGCTATTGCAGTTTGTCTGGCTTTGTCCATCTTCCATGAACCCATACTGCCTGACTCGTCAACTAAGAGACACACATCCAATGGTTTGTCTTCATCAACGATGACATTTTTAAATAGGTCGGGTCGACCGAGAGGTATTTTATGTAACATCTTTTTGTCTAGTTTGCCTCTTCGTTGATTGCGAATGGTGTGTATCTTAGTATCACCATAAAGTTGTATTCTACGTTTGAGTTGACCGATAGCTGATTTCATTTTTGTAACGGTCTCATCATATTTTTGTGAGTGGTGGTCGGAAGCGTGTTGGTTACGCCATGTAACCTTAGTACCTTGTCTCAGACCGAGAGCGCGACTACTGTCCCACTCATCCTCAGAGTATTCACTGTCAGCTAAGTCTCGGATAGCCTTGTCTAGTCTGTCACTGATACTCTCGGAGTCAGCTGAATAGTCAGCTAGTTTGGCTCCGGACTTATCGATAGCATCTCGGAGTGCTGTCTCACCACTGTATCTGTCAGTGGTCTCAGCTTCTTTACGTTCTTGTTCTATCAGTCTGTCTCTAATATTCTTTAAGTGTTCGTCGTTCATCTCGATGTCATCCTTAGACCAGCCTTCCATTAACTCATCCATACGAGCCTCAGCACGTTCAATGATTTCTTCTTCGCTTACATCCTTTCTCTTCGATGCTTCTTCCTTAGCTAACTGATATATGTATTCGTATATAGACTGAACTGCAACTAGTGTTGACTCTCTGTCTACCAAAGCATCCTTCAAAGCACGAGCAAAGAACTGAATGTGTCTAGCGTGTCTCTTCTTACGTTCATCTGAGATAGTAGAGGGAAACCTCACCATAGCTAACAATGTATTCAGTACATCAGCTATGACATTACCTTTGATGGTTCCTATGTCATGCTTAGCAAAGAAGTGTTCTTTTACTTTGTCGATGTATGTGACGTAACCAGCATGAGTCTTAGCTAACTGAGATTCGATGTACTCATCTTCGATAATGTTACCGATACTATGTAGTAAATCAGTCTGTGCGTTGCTGAGACGTTTGTCATAAGAATATTTCTTTTGCCATTTGACTAATGGTTGAGTATGAACTAAGTGTAACTTCTCATGTATAGAGAGACCAGCTACAATATCTAAGTTGGTGTCACTAGTCTTGATGAGAGTACCGTCAACATACAGTGCACCGGTTCTCATATTAGAATAGTTTCTACCCTCAGTTGCGAAGTTAAGTGTATGTTTCACAGTTGGGTCGACTACTTTACACAGAGAATCTAAATGTCTTTTGTGTTTGAGCATACGAGCTGATGATGAACTCTCATTGGAAGACCAACCACCCCATGCTGAGGCTGTTGCACTACCAACACTACCCCATGTGTACGAACCACCTCTACCCCACACATCACCGTGTGCTGAGATAGATGGTGCGGGTGAACTGTATACTTTAGCTACTGATGGAGTGAGGAAAGGGTCAATAGTATTGTATTTGACACCACACTCTGTACAACATCCGTGGTCATCAGCATCAGTCCAATCATCACAGGCCTGACAGAAGTCATCTGTGTCCTCAGCCCAATCGTCTACTGAAGTTTTGTAATCCATGTGTCCACCTCACTTAATAAATCTTTATCCTCAGCTCTGAACTTAAACTCAAAGCACTTAAGGCTTCTCTTAGCTGAACCTACTACACACTTGTATATGAATAAGTCCTCAGTCGATACTATACCATGAGCCATCTCTGTCATCTGATTGATAGGCATAGTTGGTCTCTCGGGTATGATTAGGTCCTCATCTTGTAGTAATCTACGTTTGTATGCACCGATGTGTCTACCATTGACCTCAGTGTCGGGGAATACCGACTTGAGAATCTTAGCACACTGAGCTGGTTTGTATCCGTTAAGGATTAACAACTTAGTCAACTGATGCCAATAGGTATGCTTTCTCTTTTTAACTCTAACCATCTACTCACCCATTGATTGAATAACTTGTATTATACGAACTCTCTCAGTATCGTCACCACCCTGAATAGGGTAGAAAGGTAAACAGGTATGCTTCAATGCATCCTCTAAACTCATTCCATCGACAACTAACTCAGCTGATGCTAAACACATACGTGTTGATACTGCTGTAGCTAGTTCATCTGATTTGTGTAAGTCACGTACTCTCTTAGCAAAGTCTACAATCTTATCAGCATTGTAGTCACTGAGCTGAGGATTACGATTCTGTAATAGTTCCTTTTCTTTCTGTGGAGGGAGATACTCTAGTTCGTATATACCTCCGGTAAATCTATCTTTCCATGCACGGTCTAAGTCATGAGACGCACCGAGATACTCTCGGCCGATGTTAGCTGTAGCATAAAAGAAGGCACCTTTATGGACTGAAACACTGTCAGCATCCTCAGACTCATCAAGAGCCAAATACTTCTGACCATCCAATACCGGCATGAGAATGTTAGCTAAGTCACCTGTTCGGTCACGTGTAACCTCATCCAGCATAATAAATGAATCAGCTTGTATTGCATTAACAAACCGAGAAGGTTTGAACCATGTACCTGATTCTTTGTCGTACTTAGTATCACCCAGCAACTTAGCTGAGGGATTCATAGTATCACCAAAGTTGAAAGAGTAGAACTCTTTTGCTGTAATCTCGGCTAGTATCTTACCGAGACTAGACTTACCACACCCTGATGGTCCTGTGATAAGAATGTTCTTACCACGGAATATGTTTCTCAACATAGTATAGAATGTGCTATCATCAGCAAACTTAAACTCTTCGGGTACATTTACTGAACCTCTTAGTTTGGACATAACTGTCTCTTTTTCCACTTCAACGGGTGGAGCCTCTTCTGGCGTGGGACTGTCTCGGTCGAATAGACTGTCGAGTCCTCCATGTGTGTCGGTCTTTTCCATTATTTCCTCATGTTCGGAAGCCTTTATAAGCTTGCCGGTTGCATCCTCAGTGTAGCCTGTTAGCCACTCAGTTGGGGTTTCTATTCCAGCTGTGGCTTTGGCTTCTTCAACTATCTCTGTCATCTCTTCCTCAGTATATTTCTTTAACATCTTAGTTGGCTCTCCTGCGCCTGATGAGAGTGCGGTCGACCCTACTTCGGTCGTAACCATATCTTCTCTCACCTGAGACACCACTACTAGTTCCTTTCACCTCATACTTTGAGATGAGACGAGTCATAGCGTCTTTGTCTGCTGGTTCCATTGTGCTGAGAGCGTCTACGAACTTACCTAAGTTCATACTGACTGACCAAGCATTGTCTTCTACATCGTCGAAGCAAGATTTTAAAAAATCTCTCAGCACGTTGAAACGGTTATCCTCAACTGACTGCACACTTAACAAAGGAATCTTGTCAGTATGCTGAGTCATGTAATTGTTAAACTTATTAAATGTTTCTTTATTCATAGTAAATAGTCTCCAACTAAACAGTGTTCACAGCAGGATGAGTTTATCTCATGTCCACCGTTATCAGCCCAGCTTATCTGTCCACAGTCTACGCAGTTCATAGTGAACCTCTCTTAGTTAACCATTGGTCAACACCTACTTCATGTATATATGAAACGGTGTCACTGTAGTTCCCGAAGGTGAGACATTGGTGTGGCTTCGGAGCGTGTTCGAAATACTTTTGAGTCCTAGCATTTCTCTTAGCTCGTAGTTGTGAGCCATCTCTGTTCGGGGTAGCACTTAACAACTGAGATAGTTGTTTGGCTGTCAAGCTTTTTAATTGATTAGCGATTGCGTCGATGTCGGTCATAGTCATCAAATCTACATCGTATACGCCCTTTATAAAGGTTTCGGCTCTTGAACTAAGAGCCCCGCACAAAATACAGGCTGAGACAAAAAACGGGGGGCTTTTTCAAGCAAAACCTTATATAGTTCGTACTCCCTATATTAACTATATTAAGAATATAGCTTAGTTATGCTATACTAAGACCTTTACTTATATCTTAGTAGAGCATGCTTTATAGAGAATGGTTAGTAAGGCTTAGCTTAATTGTCTTAGTAGAGCATTCTTAGTAGAGCATAATATAGGCTAAAGATACTATCCCTATACTTTCTTCGAACGAACACAACTGAACCTAAACTGGTTCTAGTTTGGGATGAGCTTTAAAGCTTTCGAACCAACCTCTACTAAGCATTTTCTCATTCTGGCCTACCGTAAGTGCTCAATTGAGCTCAGCTCTACTGAGAACAAGTTTCTCACCTCGCCCTACCGTGCTTTGGTTCTGGTTTGAACCTGAACTGAGACTGGGCTGTTAATTTCTCATCTGCGCTGTCCGTTAGGTTTTGGTTTGTAGAGCATGAACTGAGAAGTTGTTTTCTCACGGAGCCTTACGGCTCTATTGAGCAAAAAGAAATGGGGGCTGAGTTGAGCTAAGCTGAGAAGTTGCGAAGCGGTTTCCGCACGTGTGGAAAAATTAAAAAAAATTATTAAAGGTGTTAGCCCCCCGACTTAAATAACTGCGCAGTCATGGCGTTTCCTATCTCGTTATTTCGAATATACGTTAACGATAGGTCAAGGGGGCGTAACTATAAGGTTGGGTAGGAGGATTTATGTATACCTCCAAAGGGTTTATGCCACTACAGTGTAGAACCCTTACCAGTTTTGCATTCCTCCAGCAGTCGCTTCTTGGTTTGCGCAGTCCTGTGCCTTAGTCCGTGGCGGACTTGTTCGGCCATACCCGATTACGGAAGAGCTACTTCCATAAATATAAGGTGGGCAGTTTTCTGAGATGCCCAGCTGCTCGTTTTACTTACTTAAGAAGTCCTGCTTTTTTCATAGCAGTCTTCAAATCAGCCTCACTCATTCTACCCATAGCGGATACAAGAGAGTCAACTGTTGGTGCTCGTCCTTCAACTTTTCGTTTGCTTTGATAACTGTGAGTTGCCGAGGCAACCATAGATGCAAACTTATCATTGTTGTGTAACACATCTGAGATGGCTACAAGAGTGTCATACTTTACACCGGTAGGGTATCGGTCGGATTTGCCGACCTTAGTGATACCAATGTGGTCTAGTATGTCGCTAACTACACCTTCAGACTTTGGTGCCCAAAGGTAATCCATTTTTGCTTTAGTCATACAATACCAATAGAGTTACTCTATTTAAGCTTAACCCCTGCTTATTACTTGTCTTAGTTGTAAGTCCTTGAACAGGTCAGGATTAGACATTCTAATCTCAGCAGCGATAGCTTTATGTGCACCTCTGCCTCTGACTCCTACAGGAATAACCTCCTTGTATAATCCATACTTACCGTACGGAGTCGTGCCGATTTCTACAAAGTAGTCGACAGTCTGGCGGCCGTTCTTCCACGGAAGAGCGGTTTTAGTTTGAACTGCTTGGCTCATGTATTACCAAAGACACCACCCTATATAAAGCTTTTTTCACACGAGTGGAAAATTAGATTGGCAACTTCACCCAAGGCTCTAATTAGAATTTAAAGCCTACCTTGAGGAGCGGTTGCCACAAGG